AAAATTGTGAATATACCGTATTACCATTATATCCGTTACCAATTAAATTACGATTATAAGTTGAATAACTTTCATTGTTATTATATCCATTACCAATATCATTATTATAGAAGTCACCATAAATTTTATTATCATTAAACTGATTTCCTATTTCATTATTTTGAAAGTCACTATTAGTCCAAACATTATTGTTAAAGTTATTTCCAATATTGTTTCTGTAAAAAGAACCACCTAGTAAAATATTGTTTCTAAAATCACTACCAATTCTATTATTATTAAAATTAGAGGTGATATAGTTGTTATTAAAATGTTCCCCAATTATATTTCCATCAAAATCATCATTCGTTGAGTTGTTATAAAAACTATCACCTATTTGATTATTATCACAATCATCGTTAAATGTGTTATTATAAGAACCATTACCAATGGTATTGTTTACGATTGGGCCGTCAAGAAAAACATTGTTCGCCAAAAGAAAATCTCCAGTGCCTTGTTTGATAAATAAATTAGCTTGGTTACCAATATAGTTGTTAAGTGCATCACTATTATCAATAACATAACCAAATGTTGTGTATTCAAAAACTTCATCCTGTCTTACATTTGGTTGGTAATAACTCATTATACCATCATTACTCCCAAAATAATAAGGAGAATCAGTTGTTTCACTTATTGTAACCCCTGATATGATGGCCAAAGAATCACTCTCAACAGAAAGAATTTCAAAAAACGAAGGATTTAAATTTCTTATTGAGACAATAGACCCCGACCCAAAATTTGAATTAAATGTTGTTCCGGTATTACCATATAATACTCCTGTAGTTCCTGTTAAACCACTTATACCTACAAGACCACTGTATGGTTGGTCTTCTTCATATGAATAACCAATATATCTTTTAAATAAAATATTTCTGTTATCATAATCAGTTCTATTATTAAAGTTATCAATTCTTTCAGTGATTCTACCTTTTGCAGGACTACTCGTGATTTCAGTGGTATTCCAAGTTATGTCGTATGTTATTTTATCATTAGTGTATAATGTAGAATATACGGTAGGTGAAAACCCTGTCGTTGATATTGCCAATAATAATATAGGTTCTGTTGTTCCTGTCTTATAATTACCAATCGTTATTGGGGTACCATTAACATCATAGTTTGGTTGATCGTAACACGTTTGGAAGTCAGTCATTAAATAATAACTTCCTGCGGTTAGTCCGCTATTTGTAATTAATGTTGTGAGACTTGAGTATGATATTGGTGTAGCACTTAATATAGTTGATTGTAAATCACTAATGTATGTGTAAACCGTATCTCCAGTAACAGAAGAAAAATAAGTAACTAAAGGAACTAAATCTAAACCACCTATATCTGTGTTACTTATGTAAGGTAATTCTGAAATTTTTTTATTTGACATTGTTTTATTTTATAAATAGTTTTTTATTGTAATAATTCTTTAAAAAAAATTAATTTAGTTATACTTCCTTATTTCTACTGGTAAATTTGTAAAATTTGGTGTTGATGACAACGTACCGTCATGAAGAAATATACTTATTGAAATATAATTTGATGTAGATTTTTGTCCTGTACATATGTAAGGTACCCCCCCACCATTAATGTTTTCAACAGATATTAATATATTAGAGGATGTAAACGCACCTGTCTTAGTTGCTCTAATTATACCATTATTAGGGTTACTCCACTGAATATCATTTGGACTTACACCACTACCGTCTCCTATAGTATTTTCTAATTGAGTTACAGTAAATATCCCACCACTTAGTGAAACTAACGATTTATAAATTGTGTAATTGACGGAAGGTGTGGAAGTAACGCCAGTAACATTAAATGTTCCTCCTGTTGTGTTTGTAAACGTTATTGTTCCTGCGGAAAATGTTCCTCCTGTTACTGTAACGTCTAATGGTAAATTCTGATATGTTGTTGCAGAAATTGTTCCATTTACAGTTAATCCTGTAACAGTATTAATTGTTGCACTAAAATTATTATTATAGTTGTCCGTAATTGTAAAAGTATTAAGGTTATTGTATGTAAACCCTGTAACTATATTTATTGTAACATCTTTTGTCCCTCCCGTTGGGTTGGATATCTCAATTATTCCGTTTGAGTAGGAAAATCCACTTACACCTAATTCTTGTAAATAATACAAGTTACTATCCATATCAAAATTGGATAGTTTAGTATTTTTTGCGTTTGGTCCGTATTGTCTAGTAACTAATGGCATTTTTTTATTTAATAAATATAAAGTTTATTCAAAATAATTAGGTTCAATATAATCTGGATCAATATAATCGTTCGGTATTTCTGAATAACAGTTAGGACACCAAAAGTCATATAAATCAAATCTATTTCTTAATATTCTAAAATTGTGTTGTATTTGAGGTGTTGTTAACGGTTCAACATACATTCTAAATTGAGATATTCCTCCCATAAATGTTCCACCGAAAGTTTGTTCCATTAATATGTCGGTAGTTAAACCTGACAATGTTGTTGCTGATAATATATTATTTGGAAATAACTCAGGATCTTGGATATATTGTCCGCTAGTCATTGTATCTGCAGAAAATATTAAATGGTTATGTAACCCTTGAGTTCCTCCCCCAAAAGAAAAATTAAAAGGTACTCCGACTTGTCTTTCTTTAGGTGTGTTTAACTCTCTAGGTATAATCTCCTCAAAATTTTCAATAACCATATAAAGGTAACTGTTCACATAAATTTTAAGTGTACCTAATCTATACCAAACATCATCAAACCATTTGTGATCAAACTTTATTTTATAAACTTTAGGTTCACCTACACTTCCTGGATGGGTTTCGGGTGGCATTATTAAATTATAAGATGCTCCGTCTAAAATGGATTGGTAGGTTCTAATTCTTAAATCTCCTAACCCACCTAAGTGTAATAAGTCGCAATCCTCAATTGTGGTATGTCGTTCAAAAACGGCACTAACCATAACCCATCTATCTTCAGTATCTGCAGAGCAAGGATAATCACATTCATCATATATTCTTGGACCACAAATTTCTGTGATAGTATACCCTGTTTGAAATGTTGTTCCTGACGTTTCACATGTGCCGGTAGTTATACAATCCCCTGTTATTTTTAAATACTTTACACATATACTTGGATTTACCGGACAACCACTAAACCTAATGGACATTGCGTTTGACAAAACATCAAATTTAGGATTAATAGGGGGAACAGGTACTGAATAACTACATGCCGGTGTACCACAATTACACCCAATATTATGTGCGGTGGTTGATGCACTTTGTGGATAAACTGTAACACAATTGGCGTTAGTAACTCCTGTGTCTGAACAAGCACATGTATTTAATGTTGTTAATCCTGAAGTAACCCTTGTATATCCCGAATCGGATTCGGGACTACCATCAGCAAAATGGTAATATTTGTTTTCAGCCCTTGTACCAAAGAAAAAGAAAGTTCCTGAATTATTTGGGTATATCTGATTTAAGTATTCTTCCGTGTTAGTGTCTATTGGGTATTGATCAACATTTCTTGGTTTTAATATCATTTCAGCCGACCATCCCTTATTCACCCTCTCAGGGAAAACTTCATAATCATACCCAAATAATTTATAAAATCCTTGATAAAAACTACCGTATAATTGTTGGTAATATCCGACGTTGGGTTCTGATTTTGATAGTGAGTTATAAATTGTATTTTTTGGTATACCTGAAAATCTTATGTTAGGTGACTGAGTGTATCCCGTAACCATATGCATTTTATACCTTCTATCTCTATAATATGGATTAAACTTATAGTCATCTCTAATACCCATAGAATAATATAAAGTCTCTCCTGACATTTTAGTGTATAAACCATTGTCAGTCGCAACTAACCCAACATCACATATTCCTGTAAATGCCGAATAACAAGAGATATCAACATTATTTGGATTATAATAGTTTTTTGAAACTAATGTCGACCCGGAAGAATATTCATAAAAATCAATTATAAGTTGTGGTGACGAGTCTAAAGAACTTAAATCCATATAAATTGGTAACCTATTACCGTCATTTTCGGCAATAATATCCGTAGAGAAGACAACTTCCTCATCATAGCCCCTCTCATCTGAAGCCAAAGTTAAATCGAAATATTGTCCATAATTCAATTTTGATTGGTATCTTGGGTAATAATAACTATTTAAATTTTGACTAGGCATTCTTTTTTAAGATAAATACTTTGTTGTAAGTATTTATAGGTAAAAGAGTTTATGAAATCATACAAATACTCAACTAAAGAACGTGCAGAAAGAGTTGCTAAAACATTAGGATGTACGGGTTCACACTATCACAATGAAGATGGTGATAGAAAATATATGCCATGTAAATCACACGAAATATTTAAAACAAAAACAAAAAAAGACACTAAAGGTAAAGAAGAGGAGGTTACAGAACTTGTCGATACTGATGGTACGTGGATGTCATCAAGCATTCCAATATTAGATCCAGCATCAAGTATGCAAGGTTCAACAACAATGGATAAAATTATTGGTATGGCTAGAAATCCAAGAGATGTGTTTTTAAGGGGTAGACATTATGGTGAGAGTAAATTAGCTGAGGAGGATATGGGTGATGCCTTTGGATTTGAAGATACTATGTTTTTAAACTACGACGAAACTGTAGAATACTTTCAAAAAAAATTAGGTTTAGAAAAAGACGCGGCAATTGAAAGAACCATACAACAAGGTAAAAAACCTAAGTTACATAAAAGGGCACCTAAAAAAATTAAAAATAAGAAGAACTTTATTGATAGGTTAATTTTAAAAGAAAAGGGTATTGATGAAAACGAAGATATAATTGAAGATAAGTTATTAACAAATAAAGATAATGAAACGGAACTTAACGATGAAGTGTCAAATATTTTAAAAAAGAATGTTTCTTCATTAAAAAGTATGGCAAAAAAACAAGGTATGTCAATAAATCAACTAATTAAGTTAATTCAAGATGAACAGTGATTTATATAACAATACCGCAGTTTTACCTGACACATTATTAAAACATTTAGGTGATAGCTTTAATTCAGTGCAGTTACAGGCGGACACAAATATTGAAGGGTTTAATCGAAATCAAGAACTAAGACAAAGTAAAAACGCAACATACCAACAAATAAAAAGAATAAAGAGTTGGTTTGATGGGTATAACGGTAATAAAGAAGACGCACCATTTATATTAAACGGTGGGGATAGAATGAAAAATTGGTGTGATGAGGTATTAAAAGTTTGGAGAGCCAATGTTGATGGGGGTAAAAAAATAAAAAGTGATACTGGTATGCAAAACCAATACATTGATAACCACGAAAAAAATAGTTTTAATTTAAATGACAAACACTCATCGACAGTAGATGATTTATCGGTTAACGAGGAACTAAAAAAAATAAATAAACTAATGAAAAAAATAATATAATGCCAATAGAATCAGACAAATTAGATTTCAGTCAACCTGATAATAAATTATCACAAATAGCTGAAGAACAAAGAAAAAAAATGTTTGCAAGAAATGATTTTAAAGACGAGAACCAATACTCAACGGTTCACCCTGACGCATTAGCAACAGGAGATAAAATGGGTAGGGGTACTGGTGATCTTGACATCCATAATCAAAAGGCGGGAACATCTACGGACATTTTTGAAAGAAAAGATGACTTAAAAATAAATAAATACTCAACAAATAATCCATACTATTTAGTTAAATGAAACTCTTAAAAAGTTTAAAAAATATTATCTCAGAGGCAGCATCAATTTCGGATGTTCAGGATTCTATTAAAAACAAAAAAGTTATAATAATTTATTATGACGGAGACGATAATGGAGGTAAAGGGTATAGAACCATTGAACCCGTTTGTTTTGGGCTTAGTAAGAGAGGTAATAGAGTATTAAGAGCTTGGGAATCCGAAGGGGCTTCTTGGTCTGAAAAAAATGAAAATAATTTTTTACCAGGATGGAGACTTTTCAGGTTAGATAAAATCTTTACTTATAAACCAACCCTTGATAATTTTACAGAAGTAAGACCGAATTACAACCCTAGTGGTGATAGGTCAATGGAAAGAGTATTCATAAACGCAAACTTTAACGACGAAGAAAATATAGCATAATATGGGAGCACAAGAAGATTTAATGCAAAGACTTGCAGTATCAAAAAAAATTATGGAGAAATCCGAACAAATAAAAAATGGAAATGCCAGAAAAATAAATACACCTATGCTTGAGGAGTTTAATCCCATTCAGGCTACGTATAATTTACCACAGGAATTCATTTCAGAACAATCACAAGAAAAACCTTATCATGATCCAACAAAACCATTGGATGAGAGTAGAATCGCTAATTCAAAACTACCTGATGAGATTAAAAGATTAATGATAGAACAACCAATAATCCAACCTAACTCTGTTGGTGGGGGTGTTGAGATTTCTGATGAAGTAATACAAGGAGCACAAAGACTAATGAATATGGGTAAAACTAGAATATCTGATTTCCCAAATAAAACTGTATCTGAAAATGTTAGTATTACTGAACCAAAATCAAACCATAATATGACTAACATTAGCCTAAACGAAATGAAGTCCATAATTAGGGATGTTGTTAGAGATACCGTTAGAGATGTTGTTAGAGAAGAATTAAAAGAATCAGGAATGTTAGTGGAGTCAACAACTAACAGTAATGAGACAATACAATTTAAAGTAGGTAACCATATTTTTATTGGTAAGGTAACCAAAGTCAAAAAAATACAATAATTTTATTTTCAACTAATGAAATCCACCTAATTTGGGTGGATTTTTTGTTTTATATCTACTATATTTTATTAAAAGTTTTATATGAACAAAATTAAAGTATTAGTGTTACCATCCGATAAAACGGGTGTTGGAAAATTTAGAAGTATTGATCCACACGTTTGTTTACAAAATAATCATTCAGATGAGTTTCATGTGGATATAGAATATGAACCAAAAGTGAACGACATAAATTATTGGAAGCAATATCAAATCGTACATTTTCATAGAAGTATTGGGCAAGATTATGATAAATCTGTCCAAATAATTCAAAAACTTAATTCAATGGGTATAGTAACCATTATGGATTTAGATGATTATTGGTTACCGACTAAAGAACACCCTATCCAACAATTAATCATTCAAAATAAAATACATGAAAAAATAGTTGCGAATTTAAAAGTTGCAGGTAACGTCACAACGACAACAACGATATTTGCAAATGAAATAAGTAAATTCAATAAAAATGTATTTGTTTTACCTAACGCAATAAATCCAAACGAACCACAATTTCAAGCAAAGACAGAATCTTCAGATAGGTTAAGATTTGGGTGGTTAGGTGGTTCATCTCACTTACACGATTTAAAATTATTGGACGGAACATTTAATAAATTAAGACCAATAAAAGATAAGTTTTCGGTTTATCTTTGTGGGTTTGATACAAGAGGTACTGTAACGGAAATTAATAAAGATACAGGAGAACAAAAACAAAGACCAATTAAACCTGAAGAAACTGTTTGGGCAAGGTACGAAGAAATTTTTACCGACAAATATTCATTAATTAATCCAACACAAAAAGAAGCATTAATGAAATTTAAAGAGGAAGACTATGTTAATAAAGAATTCCCAACATATAATAGAATTTGGACAAAACCCGTTACAAGTTACGCGGCAAACTATAAATGGTTCGATGTGTCCTTAGCACCAATTAAAAATCACGTTTTTAATAGAATGAAATCACAATTAAAAGTTATTGAGGCAGGATTCTATAAGAAGGCAATTATTGCGTCCAACATCGGACCTTACACAATTGACTTGAAACATTCACTTAATAATGGTAACTTTGTTGATGGTAACGCGCTTTTAGTTGATGAGGTTAGAAATGGTGATTGGTCAAAATACATGAAAAAATTAATTGATAACCCTAATTGGGCATACGATTTAGGACAACGTCTTTACGAAACGGTTAAAGATACGTATAACCTAAATAAAGTCACGGCTGACAGAGCACAATTATACAAAACTTTAGTAAAATGATAAACATACCCATTACAAAAATTTTATTCTTAGACATTGAAACCGTAGGTGGATGTCCTGATTTAGAATCTTGCGAAAGATTTAGTCCTGAAATTGCAGAACAGTTTGAGAAATATTTTGATTGGTTTCAAAAAAGGTTTCCAGAAGATGTTGGGTTATCAAAAGACGAAGTTTTTAAAAAACGTGCGGCACTTGTTCCTGAGTTTGCAAAAATCATTTGTGTTTCTATGGCGTTTGTTATGGATAACGGAGAAGTGAAAAAACAAACGTTCTCAGGTGATGATGAAAAAGTTTTATTAACACAAGTTAGAAGTCTTCTTGATAGATGTCATAAGTTAGATTTTTATCTATGTGGACATAACTTAAAGAATTTTGATATTCCTATGTTGGCAAAAAGAATGATAATAAACGGAATTTTACCGTCTAAGTTATTACCATCTTACGACACTAAGCCTTGGGAGGTTAAAGCGATTGACACAAAAGAAATTTGGCAATACGGTTCTTACACGTCAATAGGTTCCTTAGATTTGGTTTGTTCCACAATGGGGATACCAACACCTAAAGAAGGTGAAATAACAGGAGATAAAGTACATCATGAGTATTGGGTAGAACAAAAATTACCTCAGATTGCTGAGTATTGTGAAAAAGATGTTGATGTGTTAGTTGAATTTATAAAACAATTAAAAGATTTAAAATAATGTTTGGAAAATTAAAAGAAGTGAAAGAACAGATGGACATGTTAAATAGCCTTCAATCTGGTATGGGTAATATGGATATGTCAAATCCTGAAGCGATGTTAGAATCAATGGGAATTAATATGGAGGACATTGAAAACCATTTTAATCAGATTAATTTTAATGGGGAGTTTGAAAAAATCCCTTTAAAATATATTAATGATTCTGAAAATAATAATCTTGAGTATGCTTACGAATCCGATTCGGGATTTGATTTAAGATCAACAGAAGATATTTGGGTACAGGCAAATGATAGAAAATTAATACCTACAGGACTTAGATTTGACATTCCTTTAGGTTATGAGATACAAGTTAGATCTAAAAGTGGGTTGGCTCTAAATCAAGGATTAATGGTTTTAAATTCTCCAGGTACTGTAGATAGTGGATATCAAGGAGAAGTGAAGGTTATAATCTTTAATACAACAAACGAAAGAATAAAAATTGAAAAGGGACAAAAAATTGCTCAAGCGGTTTTGTGTCCTGTTATGAATGGAAAATGGGTCGATTTAGTAAGAGTGGAAGTCATAGGAGAAAAAGATAGAAACGATAAAGGATTTGGAAGTACGGGAATATGATTACAATAGGATTTTCAACAAGAGAACATAATCAAGAGTATATTGATTATTTACAAAAAACGTCTATGTATAAGGATGTTGAGGTAATAGAAAAAGTAAATAACGGAGAGAAGTCATTGTCTAAAGTGTATAATGAAATTTTATCTGAATCTAAAAATGATGTTGTCGTGTTTTGTCATGACGATTTAGAGTTTGATACAAAAAATTGGGCAGATAAAGTTTTAAAACATTTTACAAAAAATCCTGAGTATGGAGTTTTAGGTTTGGCAGGAACTAAATACTTGGACACAAACGCTAAATGGTGGGAAGTTTTTAACACCATGTATGGTATAGTAAATCACAAACAGGAAAGTAAAAAATGGACAAGCACATATTCAAAAGACATTGGTAATAAAATTGAAGATGTTATACTTGTAGATGGGTTATTTTTTGCGGTAAACAAAAATAACATTAAACATAATTTTGATGAGTCTATTGATGGGTTCCACTTTTATGATTTAGGTTTTTGCTTACCTAACTTTTTAGATAATGTAAAGGTTGGGGTTATGTTTGATGTTAGAGTCACTCACCTCTCAATTGGTCAAACTAACCAACAGTGGGAAGATAATAGAATTAAATTTGCCGAAAGGTATAAGGATAATTTACCAATAGACATTAATAAAAAAGACGAGTCAGAAACTTTTATTTTTGTTCACGATCAAGATTTAATTATTGAATTTGAAAATAAAAAGAAATTTTCTAACCTGTATAATTATAGGTACGTTTTTTTAGGTAGTCGTCCAATAGATAAATTAGAAAATTTTAATAATGTTATTATTGCGAGAGACTATGACGGTAATTTAGAACAATACCCTCTATTCACATCGTACACAGGTTGGTATTGTTTATGGAAAAACAATTTAATAAGAACTAAATATATTAACTTGTTTGAGTACGATACTGTACTAAATAAAAATATAGACCAGTTCCATACAAAACTTTATAATGATAATGTTGAGATGATAGGGTATGTACCATTTCCTATGTCCCATTACCAATTTGTTCAAAACCCTGAATGGAATCAACACATACTACCAGTCATTAAAGAATTTAATAAAATAGATTTATTAAGTTATTATAAAAAAATATTAGAAAAAAATCCTAACTCTGTTTGGTCATCAACATCAAACACCACATTTAGAACTGATATTTTTAACGAATACATGTCTTGGTTTAATCCTATCGCTGATAGAATAAAAGAAACTAAAACTTGTGGACACGCACACGAAAGATCTATCACATATTTTAGTAATATTAAAAATAAAAAAATGTTAATTACAAATGGAATTTTAAAACATTTACAATTAGATTCACATAAAACACAAGGACACTCAGTTAATATGGACGAAAGTTTAAATAAATTATATCAAAACATATTTTAATGAATTATATTAGTTACAGTTTATGGGGAGACAACCCATTATATAATATCGGGGCAATTAGAAATTCAGAACAGGTAAAAAAAATTTATCCTGATTGGCAAATGATTTTATATTACGACAATAGCGTACCGTCAGAAACTATTAATTCTCTTTTGAATAACGGAGTCATTTGTTTAGATATGACTAATAGAGGTATTCACGGTTCTTTTTGGAGATTTTTAGCATCAGATATTGAAGATGCCGAATATGTCTGTTTTAGAGATTGTGATTCTAGATTATCAAACAGAGAGTTTTTAGCGGTACAAGATTGGATTGATAGTAAAAAAACATTACACGTTATGAGAGATCATCCTGCACATGTAATACCTTATGGTATAAGCGAACCAGGAATTCTTGCCGGCATGTGGGGAATAAAGGCAAAAACAATACCTATGACAGATTTAGTTAATAAATTTAATCTTGGTAGAACTTTGGAGTATGGTCACGATCAAGTCTTTTCTAAAACTATATACCAAGTATTTTTAAACGACCGTTGTACTCATGATGAATTTTATGAAAAAAAACCATTTCCTATTAAAAGAGAAAATGGTAGATTTGTTGGTGAACGAATTAGTATAAACGAAACTCCTGTAACAGAAGACTACAAAATATTATTATGAAGATAGATTATGTAATTGTAAGTACCGACGATAACCCACTATATTCGGAATTTTGGGAACCTGTAAAAACCCTTTGGTTCAATTTAGTCGGCATTAAGCCTTTATTGGTTAAAATATCTGACAATGATGATGTAGTAGAATATGACGATTCCATCATCCACAATTTTAAAAAAATAGATGGCATTAATACGGGATTTCAATCACAAATAGCAAGAATGTATGTTACAAAGTACTACCAAAATAACGTATGTTTGACATCGGACATAGATATGTTACCATTAAGTAAGAATTATTTTGTTAAAGATATTGAAACCATAGATAATGATAATTTAGTTATTTTTAGTTCTGACGCATATCAAGGGGTAGTTAGGTATCCAATATGTTATAATGCCGCAAAGGGATCAGTATTCAATCACATTATGAAATTTGAAGACACCTTTGAGGAGTATTGTATAAAATTAAATAATATGGGATTAGGTTGGGATACGGATGAGTTACATTTTGGAAAAATGGTAGATTCGTATGAAAACCAATCCATAATAACAAAATTAAATCGCGGTTGGGAATATGGAAGAGCAAAAAAAAGAATTGACAGAGTTTATTGGACATATGATGAAAATGAATTAAAATCTGAAAATTATGTAGATTGTCACTCTTTACGACCATATCCAAGACACAAAAATGAAATAGATAAATTAATAAACTTTTTAATATGAGAATATTAATTTTAGTACTTTCATATAACGATTCAGGAACATATACTGAATTTTATAAAACACAAAAACAAACGTGGGATAGTGTAAATGTTGATGGTGTTGAAACATATTACTATTTTGGTGATAATAATGAAAATATAATAGTTGGTAATAATATTTTAACAGATGTCCCTGAGAGTTTAATAAATTGCGGTAATAAATCTATAGAAGCGTTTAAACTTATTTCTAATATGGATTTTGATTTTGTTCTAAGAACAAATTCAAGTTCATATATTGATAAAAATCTATTAAAATTACATTTAGAAAATAAACCTAAAAACAATTTTTATTCTGGAATTTTAGGAAATCATTTTGGTATACCTTTTTGTTCAGGATCAGGGTTTATTATTTCTAAGGACTTGGTACATTTATTAATAGATAATGAAGAAAAATTAGATTTTAGTTTAATTGATGATGTTTGTTTTGGAAAATTTCTTTCTTCTAATGGTATTCCTTTAATAAATTCATATAGATTTGATTTAACTTATAATACAAATGAAATTGATGAGGGATTTTTTCACTATAGACTTAAAACTAATAATAGAATGAACGACATAAATAATATGATATTAATACACAAAAAAAAATTAAAATGGAAAAAATAAATTTAATATACGAAAATCAATGTTCAACACCTTCAGATATAAATGAACATCTACCAACATTACTTAAATACGCCAATGAATGTGAACACATAACAGAAATGGGTGTTAGGTGGGTTTCGTCAACTTGGCCACTGTTACTATCTAACCCAAAAAAAATGATTAGTTATGATATTGTAACACACCCTCAAATTAATGAGGTGATAAATCTATCAAACGAGTATGGTATTAATTATTCTTTTATAGAAACGGACGTTTTAAATATTCAAATTGAAAGTACAGATTTGTTGTTTATCGACACTCTTCACACATATAATCAATTAGTTTGTGAGTTAGATATTCATTCTAATAAATGTTCAAAATATATCATTTTACATGACACCACATATTTTGGTGAGGTAGATGAAATAATTTATGAACATGCAAGTAATGAGATTAAAAACATAGAAACAAAAAAACAAGGATTGTGGAACGCGGTTTTAGATTTTTTAGATACTGAAAATGGTAATGAATGGGAAGTTCATGAGAGATTCACTAACAATAATGGGTTAACAATATTAAAAAATAAAAATTATAAAATTTAAATTAAAATGGAAAAACAAAAAAAAATAAACTTTTTAAAGTTTGCTCTTTTAGGTAGGGTAAAAAATCAGTCGTTAGTTGATAATTGGAAAAAAACGGGAGAGTACCCATCTGAATTAGAAATTGACGATATTCTATCAGCTGAGATTGATTATCAAAGAATGGAAGGATTGGATTGGCCGACAGATGCGTTAACAATGATTGGTATGAAAAGAATGAATAATCTTCATGAAATGTTGGATTATGTTCGCATAAATGATATTGAGGGGGACTTGATCGAAACTGGGGTTTGGAAAGGTGGAGCAACAATTTTTATGAAATTATATTGTGATATATATGAAATGAATAAAAAAATATTTGTTTGCGACTCATTTGAAGGGTTACCTAAACCAAGCGGTAAATTTCCGCAAGATAACGGGGACATACATTACATACATAAGGAACTTTCAATTTCATTAGAAACTGTTAAAAATAATTTTGAGTCTATGAGATGTTTAGATGAAAATGTGATTTTTATAAAAGGGTTTTTTTGTGACACTTTACCGAATAACAAGGATATAGAAAAAATTTCATTATTAAGAATGGATGGTGATATGTACGAATCAACACATGATGTTTTTTACTCATGTTATCATAAATTATCAAACAAGGGGGTTTGTATTATTGACGACTATTGTCTTAACGGAGCCAAAACATGTACCCATGATTTTAGAGCATCTCAAAATATTAATGATGAAATAAAAATTATAGACAGATGTGGAGTTTATTGGATTAAAAACTTGTAAATTAAAAAACAATATGAAAAAAATACTAATTCTTGGTGGTGGAGGATTCATCGGTGGACATTTAGCAAAAAGATTATATGAGGAAGGAAACTTTGTTAGGGTTGTTGATATTAAACCTCATGATTATTTTAAACAAAATGAATATTGTACAGAATTCGTATTAGGTGATTTAAGAGATTCTCATTTAGTGTCAAGAGTAATGTTTGCACCAAACCAAACGGAGTTAAACGATATAAAAAACTCATTTGATGAGGTATATCAATTGGCTGCAGATATGGGTGGTGCAGGATATATTTTTACGGGAGAAAACGATGCGAATGTTATGCATAATTCAGCACTTATTAATTTAAATGTTGTTGATTACGCAACAAAATTTAATGTAAAAAAAGTATTTTATTCTTCATCCGCATGTATGTACCCTGAACATAATCAGTTGGATTCTGAAAATCCTAACTGTGAAGAGTCCTCTGCATATCCAGCAAACCCTGATAGTGAATATGGGTGGGAAAAGTTATTTAGCGAAAGACTATACTTATCCTTCAAAAGAAATTATGGATTAGACGTAAGAATTGCAAGGTTTCATAATATCTTTGGTCCTTACGGAACTTGGAATGGTGGTAAGGAAAAGGCTCCCGCATCTATGTGTAGAAAAGTCGCAGAATCAGATACTGAAATTGAAGTGTGGGGTGATGGTAATCAGACAAGATCATTTTTATATATAGACGAATGTATTGAAGCGGTACTAAGATTAATGGATAGTAATTTTATTGGACCGGTTAATATTGGATCAGAAGAGATGGTTACGATAAATGAATTAGCCCAAATGGCTATTGATATTTCAAGAAAAGATATTAAAATTAAAAATATAGAAGGAGACGAATTTCAACTTAAATACGGTTTTAAATGTCCTGTTGGCGTGAGAGGTAGAAATTCAGACAACAAACTTTATGAAACAAAAATTGGTTGGGTTGTTTCTGAACCACTAATCAAAGGTATGGAAAAAACATACGAATGGATTAATAAACAAGTATTCTTAAATAAATGACAAGAAGAAAACCACAACCACAAACTGAAGAAGGAGAGATTAAGACATTTTCAAAAAAAGATTTTATTAATTCAATAATTAAGAAAAAACAAAAAAATAAATTCTTAACAGAAAACCAAGAAGTTTATTATAACTTACTTAGAAACAACCAAATAACAATTTGTTCGGGACCCGCAGGGGTAGGTAAATCATACATAGCCATGAAAGCTGCTGTGGATTTATTAATGGACACTAATAATGCATATGAAAAATTGGTTATTGTAAGACCTGCGGTTGAAGCCGAGGAGAAGCTTGGTTCTCTACCTGGTAACTTAGAAGAAAAATTAGATCCGTATATTTTTCCGTCCTACTACCTATTAAATAAAATTATAGGTAAAGATGCTCGTGAAAAATTAAAAGATGCTGAAATCATTGAAGTCTTCGCTTTGGCATATATGAGAGGGATGAATATTGATAACACTATTTTAATATTTGAGGAGTCTCAAAATTCAAGCCCAAATCAAATGAAATTACTATTGACAAGAATAGGGTTTAATAGTAAATTCTTTATATCGGGAGACATTGAACAAACAGACAGATACAAAGATAAAAAACAGTCGGGACTATACGACGCAATACAAAAGTTTAAAAACGTAAACGATATGGGGGTTTTTGAGTTTAGTGATGACGATATTGTTAGAAATCCTTTGATAAGTAAGATATTAAAAAAATATGAAGAGAATAGGGATTGAAATTAACGGAGTATTAAGAGACACTATTAGTAAGTTTACCCAACTGTATGAAAAACATATGATAGAGGAAAACGAACATGATGGTAAAACCTTTGATATTGATATGTCTGGTAATACCGAAGAATTAGTACCAAAAGAAGAGTTTGAATATAAAATTCTGAGTGATGTTACTTCATTGAACTTAACCGACCACTTTAGATTTAATGATGATAATGAATTATATTCATTTATGTATGAGGACTTTGCAATGCAAATATTTGGACACGCCGGATCAACAGAGACATTTACGTTTAATGATTTAAATGATTTGTATATGAAGTATAGAGACAACAACGAATTACTCATTTTGTCGGATGAGATGGGTAGATCTAAACCTGCATCCTTATTCTTTCTATCTAAATTCGGGTGTTTACTTGAAAAAATTAAATTTTACTCTAACGCAACTATTGACACTATGTGGAATGAAGTTGATATTTTATTAACATCAAATCCAAATTTGATTATTAATAAACCAAAAGATAAAATTGTTATTAAGTATGTAACAATTTATAATAAAAATGTTGGATCTGAATTTGAAATTGAATCATTGAAAGAATTTGACGGTATTTTAGAAAAATTAAAAGTAACATGTTAAAATTCTTAGGAGAAAATTACTACTTGGACATAAACGAATTGGAAAAACAAGTAAGTTATGAAAAATCTTCGTTAACTGTACCAACAGGAGAAACGGAAACGCCAGATCAACAAATTAGTGTCACTCGTTATGACACATTTAAAATTTTAATAGAGGTACTATTAACAGAAAGAGAAGAATTAGACGAGACATTAGGTATTCACGGAGCAAAAGATTTAACAATACCATTTAAACTATCATTTAATACATTACTAATAAACAAAATACTAAAAACACTTTAAAAAATGGAATTAGAAAAAATTCAAAAACTTGAAAAGTCATTAGAAAATTTAAAAAACAAATCATCTAGAATTTATTTTTTAGTACAAGACACTAAAGGTAACCCTAGAGCAGGCGTTAAGTATATCTATGACATGGCATTAACACTAAAAAATAATGGATATAACAGTATTATAATTCATGAGACTAAAGAATATACTGGAGTTTCAGAATGGTTAGGGGAGGAATATATGGATATCCCACACCAATCAATTGAAAACCAAAATCTATCGATTTCTCCTGAAGATTTTATTATTATCCCTGAGATTTATGCTCACGTTATGGATCAATTAAAAAACTTCCCTTGTGGTAAGGTGGTTTTATGTCAAGCATATGATCACGTCTTGGAAACATTACCTCCTGGAGTAACTTGGAACCAATATGGATTTATAAAATGTATCACCACTTCAGAATTTCAAAAAAAGCACCTATCAGAAATTATGAGATCTGTTAGTATGGATGTGGTAGAACCATTTATTTCTGATAACTTCTCTAAAAAAGAAAAACCATCTAAACCTATTATCTCAATTCACACAAGAGAACCTAGAGATAGTGCTAAGATTATTAAAACTTTTTATTTAAAATACCCTCAATATAGATGGATTACATTTAGAGATATGAGAGGAATTAAACAAGAAGATTTTGCAAATTTCTTAAAAGAATCTTATGTATCTGTTTGGGTTGATAGTGAGTCAGGGTTTGGAACATACCCATTAGAGAGTATGATTTCTGGAACACCTGTTATTGGTAAGGTTCCAAATTTAAAACCTGAATGGATGAATGAAGAAAACGGAGTATGGACTTATCAGTTTAACGAAATAGTGGATATTATTGCAAACTACACACAAAATTGGTTAGAGGATAACATATCCGAAGAGTTACACGCAAAAATGCAAGAAACGGGATTAAAATACGCATCTAAAGAAAAATTTGACACATCAGTACAAGAATTATTTAATGAATATTTTGAAAAAAGAACAAAAACGTTTTCTGAGCAATTAGAAAAAATAAAAGTATCTGAAGAAAACTAAAAAAATTATGGAAAAAGAAAAATTTGACGTATCAGTAATATTACCAATTAACTCATCAATGAATAAAAATTTCGATGAATTATTTGACAGAGCAATTAAATCATTAGAAATTCAAAACTTAGGAATTAATGAATTAGTAATTGTACACTCAGGTGAAGACAACCTAAAATCATTTTTAAACAAATATGAATTTAGCGGCTTAACCGTTAATCTAATACAAAATGACGGGGACTTTGATTTTTGTACACAGGTTAATTTAGGTGTAAAAAACGCAAAAAGTAAATGGGTTAGCGTTTTAGAATTTGACGACGAATACTCAAGTATTTGGTTTAAAAATGTTAGAAGGTTTGCAGAAGCATATCCTGAAGTAGACACATTCTTACCTTTAGTTGTTGATACAGACGAAAAAGGTATGTTTGTTGGGTTTACAAACGAAGCTACGTTTGCTGCAAGTTTAAACACGGAAATTGGTTATTTAAATAATGATGTATTATTGTCTTACCAAAATTTTCAAACAAGTGGGATGGTTATTAAAAAATCTACTTTTGAAAGTATTGGAGGGTTTAAACCATCAATGAAATTAACATTTGTTTATGAGTTGTTACTAAGATTAACGTACAATTCAACAAAAATTATGACGATTCCAAGAATTGGTTATAAACATATGAACCTAAGAGAGGGGTCAATATTTTGGAACTATAAAAATGGTCAAGAAAAAATCTCAGACAACGAGGTACAGTTTTGGATTGAATCTGCAAAAAAAGAACATTTCTTCACTAATGATAGGAATATAAAATATGTATCCGAAGAAGTATAATGTCATTATTAAATGAAGAAGAAAAGAATATATGTGAAGAGAATAAGACGGTAAAAAAAGTAAAAACAACTAATTACTTTGATGTCCGTGAAGAAGAGGCAGTTAAGAGATATATAATTGCAGAAACAAAAGAAGAAAAAGAAAAAATTTATAATGAATTTCTTCGTATGCCGTTAGAGAAAATGATTGAATCTATCATACGAAGATATAAGTTATATAGAAAAGGCATGGATTATATTGATGTTCATCGTGACACACATTCTTTTTTAATCACTAAGGTTGATAAATTTAAACCAGCAAAAAACAAAAAAGCATATTCTTACTTTGGTACTATATGTAAAAACTATTTGATGGGTCAAATTTTAAAAGACCAAAAAGAAATGAATAGAAAAATATCATATGAGGATATTTCAACAACTTTAGAGAATCGTCCTGATATGATTTATTATATGGAATTTGAAAAAATTGATGCAGAAAAAATAATAGATATTTTTCTTGTTGATTTAAAAAATTACGTAAATAATAATACTTTAGTTGAAAATGAATTTAAGTTAGGACAGGCGTTGATAGAGTTGTTTGATAATTATGGGAATATTTTTATAGGTAACGATAATAATAAATTTAACAAAAATATTGTTCTTTTATCTTTAAGGGAGATGACAAATATGAACACTAAAGAGATAAGAATATACCTAAAAAAATACAAACATCTTTATTTAGATACTGTAAAAAAAATACATAATCAATAATTAAATATTTATTGTTATGAATAGATCGAGAAAAAAAGAAATATCCTTAAATAAGGATTCAGTTTTAGGGTTAATGCAGGAAATCTATAATGAGTTGGTAGAACAAAGAGCTACCGCAATTAGGATTCAAAATAAAATGTTAGGGATGTTAAAGGATCCTGAAGATATGACTATGATTGGTCCGGTTATTAAAGAGCAACAAAAAATAATAAACGACACCATAGAAAAAAAACTAACCCTATCTAAATTACAATCAACAATATGGGAAAAATCATCTTCATCTAAAGAAGATAATTTTACTATGTCTGATATGGATGATGAAACACTTAAAATGTTAATAAACAAGGATGTTGATAATAGTGGACAAAATTATAAATTATAATGGGTTTAGATTTAAATAACGATTATAATAAAGCAAAAACTAAAGTAAGTGCTTATCAAACTACTGCTGAAAGTAAAAAAAATGAGCTGCGTGAAAAAAAACAAAAGGCAAAAACATCTTTAGATAAAAAAAAGAGTGATGTAACAAAACAGTTAAATGAATTAAAAAGTGGTACAAGTGATATTAAAAACCAACTAAAAAACGAGGTTAAAAATCAACTAGAACAACTTTTAGATTTATTCAAACAATCCCTACCGAAGTCAGGAAATAAGTCTTTAAACACCATTAGTCGATTTTTCTTAGAGGCGGCTGAAGTCACTAAAAGTAGAATAGGTGAAATATTAGTTGAGGAGATAGTTTCAACTATTGGTTGTTCAGAAGAACAGTCATATGAAGATAAATTAAATCAACCAATATACATTAAAGTTAGTCAGGTAGATTTATTTAAAAGATTAAAATTTTCACCTGACGACAAAGACGCTAAATTTTATTACGAGAATACCCCAACAAATCCAGGAATAATACCAAACTCAGTTAACCGAGTATTATATGATAGGTTACAAAATTTAGGACAATCATATCAAACACAGTTAGGTTCAGATTATAGAGGAGTTTCAGGACAAGATTTATTTGATATTGAATATGTTCAGTTTTACCCTGCAATCGGACCCACAAACTTTGGGGACTTTTTTAAAGTAACCCTTAAACCTCAATTAAATAGTAGAACTACAGTATCTGATTTTTTAAGAGATTATTATGGTAGTATTGATATTTTACAATTTGATGTTTTAACTGCAGAAATTATGAACTCCTTGACGGGAGCGTTTGATTTTAGTATAGGGTTATCAACTGACGAACTAAGAGAACAGAAAAAATTTGATTTAATATTAAAAAGAATAATGGGGGTTTGTACTGATCCAACTAAAAAGATAGATGTTTCGGGGACTGCAAAATTAAGTGATCAAGATTTAATTGACGATGGTTTTTTTGAAGTCTCAAATCAAGAATTAAGATTTATTGAAGAGAGTATAAATAACACTATAAATGGTGTTGTTCAGTTTGAGGATTGTGGGGATTTAAAATTACCTGTAAATCCACAAGCAACTAGAAGTATTGTTGAGGAAGTTATTACTGAAAATGTAGGTTCTAAAAAAATAGACAGAGTGGAACAGGCAATAGGGGAGTTAGCAAATGATCCTAAATGGCAAGAGTTGGTTCCGTCTTTAGGGTTAGATATTAATCTTAAGGCATCTTTAGATACCAGTCTTATCACACAACTACCTAAGATTGTATTTAAAACGATTTTATCACCAAAGGTTATGTTAGGGTTTTTAATTATGGTTAAAGCGATTACAAGTCAACTTTCATCTCAATTAGATAACCTATTTGATGATTTAGAAAAGTTTATGAAAACGTTTAGAAAATTTGTTGTAAATTTTATGCAAAAGGTTACAGCAATTTTTGTTGAGGAGTTGTTTAAAATTGTTAAAAAACAAATTAAACAATTAGTAGAAAAGATATTATCTGATATTGTCAAGGAAGCCAAAAATAAACAATTAGCGATGTATTCTGCAATTGTTTACGCACTGTTAGCGTTAGGACAGGCATTGCTTGATTATAGAAATTGTAAAAGTGTTATTGATGATATACTAAAGTTACTTAATTTAGGTATATCACAACTTAATTTAGGGTTACCTTTATTCGCACTTGCCGGTTCTTCATTACTAGGTGGTGTGTCAGATACAAGAGCATTTGCAAATGTGATTGAAAATTTACAAGGGTTAGGTTTACCTACAGGAGATGCTCCTGATGGTGGTCCAAATTTAATGAATATGGCGATGATGGCACAAATAAAAGGTAGTAATTTAGAAACATTCACCAATGGAAAAGTTGAGGTTTATGTACCACCACCTGTTGGTTTTGCCGGACCTTTCCCAATAGTTGCTAAACCATCAAAAGGTAGTGGAAAATTTATGTAATATGGAACCAAAAAAAGTTTTAGAAATATTAAGTGATTATAAAAATTGTTCAAATAAACAAATAGTTGATGTTATGGATTTTTTACAAAATGATTTCCAAAAAACAAAGGATTTAATAGTAAAACTAACAAAACATTTAGATGTTACTGAACAATCGTATAATAAAGTTTTTGATGAATATAAAAAAAGATTAAATAATGGCGGATAATTTTCAATCGGGTCAACAAATATATTTTGGTGTTTGTATAGATAATATGGATCCACTTATGTTGGGTAGGGTAAGAGTTGAGCCCATTATTCAAAATATTGAAGCAGCAGAAAAATCAAATAATGGATTTGATGAGAATTCAAAAACCCCGGAAAAAAACGGTCCGTGGTCTAAAAAGGATCCATTTATTTATTTACCACTATTACCTTATTTTGTCAACCAAGTACCTAAAAAAGGTGAGAGTGTTATGATTTTTTACTACAACACGAATAGTAAAACATCAAAAAATAAGTTCTATATGATAGGGACATACTCATCTCCAGCATCTATTAATTTTGAGAACTACTCGTCGTCTAAAACAAATTTAGATTCGGGGGCACTTAATTCAACTAAGAATATACCACCAATAAAGAATAACGATGGTACATATAAAGAAGAGACAACTAAAGGAGTTTTTGCTGAACCTGTAGATATATCATTAAATGGTAGAAATAGTGCTGACATTATAATAAAAGAAGATGAATTATTATTAAGAGCCGGTAAACACAAACAATTTAAAACTGGTGAAATACCACAAGCTGATGATACAAGAGCGTTTTTACAATTAACTAAAAACTATTCAAAAATTAGTTATGGTGAACCAACCTCTAAAACTAAATTGGTATCTAATGAACTACCAATTAAATATTTAATTGAGTATGATGTAATTAACCCTGAGAATCAATTTTCAGCATTTACCGCTAATTTATATATATACTCTTTAAGAACAGATGAAAAGGCATACAAAACTTTAACTTCTGTTTTTGATTATAACAGTGAATTAGATTTAACGGGATCAACCGATGGGGTTACATTGGTTAGGATGATTAATTTCCCAATAGGATTAAATTTTAATGATTTATCTAATCAAATTAACCAAAGACTAAAAAGTATTGTTACTGATCCTAAAACATCACTTTTAAATCCATCTTTAAATTTAAATGAACAATTCCCATTTTACTATAGACCATCAAAAAGGTTAAGAGATTTAACAACTAACTTCACAGGTACCGGAGATTTAATTGCTGCCGGAAATATGGCGTATTTACAAACTTTAGTTAAAATATCGTCTACCGATTTAACTCCCGGATATAGTTTAGTTTTAAATGCAAAACTTTCACCTGAACTTCCTTATAGTATTAGAAAAGATGTGTCAGTTCCCTCTAAGGCGGAAATGGTTAATAATAGTGTTGGATTAATGGGGGCAAATCAACTATTCCTATTATCTCACGACTCAATAATTCCAGGTAAAGGTAAAATAGATATACCAAATACCATTTACGGAATTGATCAAGATTTAATCTCAAATGAAATTGAACCAAAGACATCATCAATGGTAAGAGGTGAGGAATTATTAGAATTATTAAATTTGATGGTTAGATTCTGTTTAACTCACGTTCACCCATACCCATTAATGCCACCATCTTCAGTCACGTTAGACGGACTATCAACCGATGACTTACTTGCTAAAATGCAAGAGGCATATCAAAAAGTTTTAAATAGCAATATTCGTATTAACTAAGTATTTATATAAAAAAGTTAATATGTCAATATATAGATCTTACTTCGACAAGTCAGACACACTATTATATAATTCCTACACCAATACAGGTAGAAACCCTATTGTAGAATTATTTTATGGTAGAGCGAACAATTCTTCAGCACCTATTGGGTTCAGTAGATATATTTTTAATATAGATTTATCTAACCTAATTCAAAAAATTAATGACAATGTTATATCTACAGATTGTGGTACAGATTTAACCCACACCCTTAGAATGACAAACACCTCATTTTTTGATAAGGAATTATTAAATGATACTACATCTCAAGGAAGAAGAAGATCAACATCCTTTGATTTAATATTATTTAGAATACCAAAAACATCAGGAGACACAGGAAATCCACAATCTTGGGACACGGGGGTTGGTTATGATTATTATGATTTTAAGGTTACAAATTTAAATGACAGATCGTTTTCTACACGACCTGTAAATTGGTTTGAGACTACAACAATATCTAAATGGTCAACAGAAGGAATTTACGATAATACTAATAGTTTAGGTATCTCAGGAGTTAACTATAATGACATTTATATTGTTGGTACACAACATTTTGAATTTGGTAATGAGGATATTGAATTTGATATGTCATCAGAAATAAATGGGGTTTTAGATGGTACCATAACCGGAGTTACGGGGTGGGGTGTTGCATTTTATCCCCAAGTTGAAAACATATCTGGAATGTCTGAAAATTATTCAGTTGGTTTTTTCTCTCCTCACACCCAAACTTTTTATGAACCGTTTTTAGAAACGACATATGATGATTTAATTTTAGATAATAGAAATAATTTTATATGTGGGGTAACAAACTATCTTTATTTGTATTCTTATGATAATGGGGTTCCACTGACTTTTGATAGTAACCCACAAGTTGACATTTTAGATGCATCAAGTAACGTCGTTTTTTCTAATCTACCTACGTGTTTAGTAACTGATGGGATATATAAAGTTGAGGTACCACCTATTGCTTGTTCTAATGCCCCTTGTTTATATTACGATGTATGGGAAAATATAGTAATAAATGGTGTGTCTTTTGAAAATTCAGAAAATGAATTTGCACTAATTAAAAAATCAAACAGGTTTAAAATTGGTTCTTTGACTGAAAGTCCTAAAATATATGGGTTTAGTTTTGACGGAATCAAATACGATGAAAAAATATTAAACACAGATATAAGAAAAGTTAATGTGACAGTTAAAAAGGCTTACACATCAAAACAAATCTTAGAAAATATTGAATCATATTATAGAATATATGTTAGAGAAGGACCCAACACCGAAGTACAAGTTCAAGATTGGACAAGAATAAATAAAACAAGTGATGGATATTATTTTGTTTTTGATACCACAGATAAAATACCAAACGAGTATTTTGTAGATATAAAGGTAGTGTCAGATAAAAATACTGACACCTATAAAAAGGAATTACAATTTCAAATAGTTAATAAAAAATAATGGCAAAAACTACAGATTTTTTTTATAGAAAATGTGGTGATATACGATCACCACAGAGAGGGACAACTGAGGATCCATTATCAGCGATAACTTCAGGTACAACATACACTAACCGTAATTCCTGTTATGAGATTACACAGGTTTTGAGTTACAATGGCGGTAATATCACCATAACATTTGATGGTGAGCCATATAGTAGTTGTTTAGAGTGTTATGGAATAATATACGATTATGTTGCGGCTACTGATTGTATTAATCAAGGAACCTACTATTTTGAATTTAGTGGATTTACAGGGACACCTTTAATTAATGAAGTTTATTTTATTAATGCTGAGGATGAGAGTGGTAATCAGTTTTATAATTGTTATGAAATGGTCAGTTATGGTGTCTTTAATGAATTAAACCCCGTAAGGTACACCTCAATTGTAGATACCCCAACACTTTCAACTACTTGTGGAGAATGTTTAAATTCATCATTTTTAATTTATAAAGTAACGTCTTGTCTTGGTTCAGGTATATATTACGTAGGACTATCTAGTAGTGACTATATTGGTCACTTAATATCATTTGTAGATGGATCGGGAGACCAAAGATGTGGTACGGTTGGTTTAACCCCTATTATCGGAACACAAGACGGAACGTTTATTTCGGATTATGGTCTTTTTGTTGATAATGGTGGTGAAGTTACTTGTGATGAATGTAACGCACAAGTTGCAGAACAAAGAATACTAACAAACTGTATAACAAATGAGGATGAAATTGTATGGAACTCATTATTTTTTAATGGTGGAGAATCATCAAATTTATCATCATCTGATGGGTGTTTTAGTGTGGGTGATATTGTTACAGGAGAAACGGTAACAATAAATGAATTTTTAAATTTTGATCCACAACCAAGTTGTCAAGAATGTATCCAATGTAACGGTATTCAATATAATTACTCATCTTGTAATGGTACAGGACCAATAGGGGGATTTAGTTATAGTGACACTACCATTTCGGTATTAACAGATGGTACGTATTACGTAACGGGGATTACCAGTGGTGGTGGTCAATATGCGTTATTTAATGTATATGTTCTATCAAATACAATAGATTCCATAGGATTACCTAATCTTGGTATTTCATACTCTATTGGTGATACCATAACGCTTTTAGGTAGTGAGATTGGTGGTATTAGTCCTGAAGACGATATTATTATCACGGTGCAGAATGTACTGAATGAAGATTCAATATTATCATTTCAATACTTAGAAGACACCATAGGTAAACTATTTTATAACCCAATAACAAATGAATGTTGTGAAATTATAAGTATTGAAGTTCCATCATCGTATAGGTTTGCAATACCAAGTTTAAGTACGTTTGATAGTTGTTTAGAGTGTACAGGTAGTGATAATCATTATGTTTGGTATGGTATGGACTGTGATCAAAAAATCGGTGGTATTGCAGTTACAACCGGAGTTGGGTTTGCTATTGGGGATATCGTTAAAGTAAAACGGGGTGATTCTGATTTTGTCTGTGTAGAATTAATCGATGTATATAACTATGGGGTTTATAATGTATTAGATTCATATAATAGTTTAACCACTGAATCTTACTCAACTTGTGATGAGTGTAAAGGTTCTGTTAGAATAGGGATATCAGTATTATCTTGTGAAACAAATGAAGCAGCTTATGTTAATATACCTTTAAACACTTGGTACGCAGTCGCAGGATACAGTGAAGTATTTGAAGGATTAATATTATCTGACTACGATGGAAATTGTTATAAAGTAATTAATACTTGTCCGATTAACGCAGGTGGGGGTAATCTTGACGTACAACACATCTTTACAAGTTGTTCGGTATGTTATGACTTTTATCACCCAATAATACATGCAAATCAATATTATGAAACGGTCGTTGTTGGGTATCTTCCAGGTTCGGGATACACTGATGGTGAGATTGTTACATATAATACGCCGCACCCAATATGGACAGATGGAAGTGATACAAGAAGAACCGTAATTCAAGATAATGCTGTAGCTATGGGTGGATTTAACGGATTAAATAATTAATAGATATATTTATAAAGTATGGAAAATATAAGTAGAATTATTAGAAAGGTTATTAGAGAAGAACACGAATCAAGTAGATATATGTTTTTTTCTAATTTAGAACAAATGAAACGTCAATGTGAGATGTTATTAGAAATGGATCAGGACGAAATAGAATCCATTTTAGAACATGGACATGATTGGGCGCAAGATCATATCTCAGAAGCAAAAAATAACATGGATCAAGTTTTTGATTTTTTAATGAATGAAACAAAAGGTGATAATGACTACGATGATGATATGATTGAAGAGGGTAAAAAAAAGAAAAATGTTGCAACTAATAAAGATTTATGGCAACAATCGTTGTCTTGGGCTAGACAACGTTACGAAGTTTGTCCTAGTGCCTATTGTAATGGTGCTGCAGTAAAACGATATAACTCAAAAGGTGGTGGATGGAAAAAAGGTTAGAAATAATCTTTTTTTTTGTTTATCCATATATTTATCTATATGGAAACACACAAAGAATGTAGTAAATGTAATAAAATAAAGAGTTTTGATGATTTTTACAAAACACAAAGAGGTAGTAGATGTAAAGAATGTCTTCTTGAAGTTACTAGAAATTATAAAAGAAAAAAAAGATTATATCCTGAACAAAGAAAAAAAGAAGGGATATTACAAAAAGAAAGAAGAGTTAGGTTATGGCAAAACACATTAATACACGACTCCAAACATAGAAAAATAGAAAATACACTAACTATTGATGACGTAAACAAAATGTTTGACGATCAAAACGGACTGTGTTATTGGTTTGGTATACCATTAATTCCTTCAGATAAGAAAAAACACCCCCAACAACCGTCATTAGATAGAATTGATGGGGATAAGGGATACACCAAAGAGAATGTTGTTTTGTCTTGCTATTCTGCAAATATAGGTAGAAATGAAAATGACTTAGACACTTGGTTAGGGTTTATTAAATTGTTAAAGACCCGATAAAATATTTCTAATTATAATATTTAAAGACTCATTTTGGGTCTTTTTTGTTTTATATGAAGTCATTACGGGTTTTTGACCTTTACCTGTTTGTGTGTCTTTTTTCTCTGCAGTTCTTTTTTGTTGACACGCTGATTTTTTTGCTGAATCTGACATTTTACCCGCAACTCCCACTGCCCGACATTTAGGGTAACCTTTACTATCGGCGTCAGGTCTACCACAAGGGGGATGTTTACCATCAACTTTTCTACATATATTAACCCACGGACCTTTTGGTTGTTTAGAACCTTTTGGTTTCTTCTTTGTTCCAAACCAAACAGCTAAATCTTCATTAATTGTGTGTGCGTCGTAATTATCTAATTCGTAAGAACCATCTTCATTTTTTTCCCAATGACCAACATAACCCTTAACGTTATTTTTTAATGTTTTTTGTTTTTTCTCGTGATTAAATTCCGTATCAGCAAACTCAGTAAAAGGTCCTAATTCTGATTTTTTCCATTTTTTTAATCCTATCGCTATTGGTCCGTTATATCCCCCCGCACTTACAGAAGTGGAAATTTCATTTAATACTTTTTTTATAATATCGTCTAACATCTAATATAAATATCACCTAATAATCTTTTTCATAGTTCCGTCTTCATATACCTCAAAAATAAGCCCGTTTGTTTCTGAACTTACTTCTTGACCTAAAATGTTAATGTATTTAACAACTTTTTTAACTGATTTTGTATTATCTAAACCAATAGGTCCGTACACCTTATATTGACCATCATAATCAACCTGTTTTAATCTATAATAATGTATTACCAAATCATCAAAAGAATCTAAATAACTATAATTAATAACTACCGTACTATTACCTGAAGCCAATTTACTACCAACAACCTTCCATATTTCACCATCAACACTTCTCTCTACCTCAAAATAATCTGAGTTATGTTCCGATGCGGTTGACCACTTAAGTGAGTTAAACAAAGGATATGTAATACCATCAAAATATAGTAACTCTACAGGAAGTCCTGTTGGTGGTGTTATTGTTAGTTTATAATCCTCAGCTTCGCCGTAAAGTTGTGTACCGCACGCTAGTGGTGCAGGATCACTGGCTTCAACTGATACTATTCTCATTCTAGTTTCTCCTAAAGTTGCTCCAGTTGGTACAGTTATATTTAAAGGGGATAATGATGTAATTCCATTAGTAGTGTTTAACGCACTACCTAAAGAATACTCTTCTTCTACTTCAAATATGTAATTTTGATTCCAATCTATCCAAACCTTTGTATTTACCGTCCAATTACCATCTGTGTTCACATTAACATTTAATTGATAAATTCCACCCTGTTCTACGGTAGTTGATTGTGTGGTAAAATCACTGTAGGATGGACCACCAATACTTGTATTTGATATTGTACCAAACGTTACAGAAGTAATACCTGTAGGATCATTATTAGTTATATTATATGTACAATATGATAATGTTATTTGAATAGGTGTTGATATCCCACTATTTCCTGAACAAGTAACGGTAGATCTAAACCAAGTAGGTGATGTGATTGGTGGTGATGTTTGTGTAGCCGATGAGGAACCAAAGGTTGTCCATGTTGAATTATCTGTACTACTCTCCCACACATAAGTTACCCCTGTACCAGTTGTGGTGTTTTGTAGTGAAAGATTTACGGTTCCGTTTGGTGGTGATGTTAATGAAGAAGAAAGTGTGTTTCCTGGATTTGGTGTTCCTGAACAAACGGGAATAACGGGCGGTGTCCACGTATATGTTAATCCTGCAGTTGGTTTAACCGTACTTGATAATGTAACTGTTGAACTGTTTAATGTTCCAGCCGTAGTTGACGACCAATTTGTTGTAGTTGTTCTATTATTAAAATTGGTATTTGAGGTTCCTCTTAAACCTATCTGAAATGTTGTTGAGGTAATACTTGTTGGTCCTTGTATATTATAAACAACATTAATTGTGTTGGTCGTTTCATTTAATCTTATCTGAAAGTTATATAACTCCCCAAAACCTCCAGATGTGGTGTATCTTTGCCATCCTGTCCATTGGATCACTAATGTCCTATTAGGTGATGTTCCTATTGTTTGAAATCTAATACCAAATGTTGACCTACTAAATCTAAAATGAAATCCGGTACCCGAAGTTGTTGCATTTGCAGAAATTGTAACTGTAGTTGCGGTTTTAGATAATACTGTGGTACCTGCAGGAATACCCGTACCACTTACCTTATCCCCAACCGATATTAGAGATATGTCTCCACCTGTAATTGTAATTACCGCACTCCCAGTTGTTCTATTTGCTAATAACGACCCACGTCCTATTAAATCAGCACCCATTGCCGATATTACATTATTTGACGTACCTGTTGATAATGGAAAATAACTACTAGTTGGTAATGACCCCAGTGATATAAATCCATTAGCATTAACCCCAAATTGGGTATACGTTGTTCCATTATAAACAAAGTTAAATCCGATTGATTCTAATACCGCCGAATTATTATCATCTAAAAAGTTGGTATTTGACCAACTTGTAAAGTTATTATAATTGACCCCACCAACTATTGGTGTGTATGTTCCGGTTGATGTTCCAAACGTATAAGAACTTACTTGTGATCTAACAAAAAAACTTGTTAGTATTACAAAAAAAATAAATAGTGAATTTTTCATAGGTGATCATTTTATTAATAAATACTTACAAAATTATTTATTGTCAATAATTAATTAAATTGGTTGTGTATATTGGTATTATGAATTAGCATATATTAAAAAAGGAGACAATTACTTATCTCCTTTTTTCTTATTCGGATTTATTTGATTTACGTATATTCTCAATACCCCACATTGGTTGGAGGTTATCTAAGACCCAACAAGACATAAATTCTTTATCTCCCATCTCCTGTATATCAAATGATGTTATAGGTAACTTATGGTCAACATGCCAAATTCCATAGTTATCCCAACTCATATCGTCCTTGAATTGTAATTCTAAATGTGTTATTAGTTCTTCAGGTGTGTATTGTAGTATGTCAAAGTAATGATTGTTCTTTTCTACATTACACTCCTTTAATACCTGGTATATTGCGGTCCTGAAATTAGATATTAGTTTATAGATGGGGTCTCTCGCTTTACGATTTCTTTCGTAATCTCGTTTTGTTTTTCTAATATTATCTATATTTTTTTCACGGTATTCTTTAAGGTATTCTTTACGATGTTCTTTGTTTTGTTCATACCAAGTTTTAATATATTCTTTTACCGATTCTTTATTTTTTTCTCTCCATTTTTTATCGGCAATTTTTTTACCACCAATATTTCTTCTACCTGGTGGTCCTAATTTAACACCATTTTCTTTAAGTATTCTTAACACTTGTTGTTTATTTAATCCTATTTTTTCCGAAATTGATTGACTCCCAATCAAATCATCATTATACAACTTAAGTATAGTTTTAATTTCTTCTTCTGATGGGATATATTTCTTCATATTTATAAATATAACATATTAATCCAAAAAACATATAGTTAATATAAAAACATAAAAAAAGGGACAATTTCTTGTCCCTTTAGTGTTATTATTTAAGATTTTGATTATCTCAATTCTCTTAAATCGAATGTTCTAACACCATCTACGGTAATGCGGCCATAAAAGCGGTTATTTACCATTTTTTTCGCGTATCTCGTCATTATACCTTTAATCGGTGTAAAGTTGAATGGGTTATACATTGTAGGTGTTAATTGTAGAGGTACGTACGGTGCGTAAACATAACCTGTATCTAACAATGATGTTCCTTTGTGTCCAATCAAAACTGTGTTTGCTGGGAAGTAAGGGTCACGGTATACTTGGTAACGTCCTGCAAGAGTACCTACTCTTTCAATACCCATGTTGTATTGGTCTTGATCAGGAGATGCGTTAGATACGTGGAAGTATTCTAAATCATCAAAGATTGCTGAAATTTCAGAAGATACAACGATCCAGTTAGCACCACCTCTCAAAGTAGATTTGTGGATTTGAGCTGAGATTTGGTTAATCGCAGTAATCAAAGTTTGATTCCAATCTTTTTGAGTGTATTGTGTTAATGGATTTGCTGTAGTACCTCTTTTCCATCCGTTGTAATCCCAACGTAAGTTCCAAGCCGCTCCTTTACGTAAGTCACGTAAAATTTCACGGTCAATCTCTGCCGCCACTTGTTCAGACAATAAAGCCGTTAATTCAGCTTCAGCGTCGATGTTATGGAATGCAGAAACGTCTTGTGCTAATTCAGGAGACCATTGTGCTCTTAGTTTTCTTTCAGTTACAGAAACAGTTACTGATTCTAAATCAAAAGAAACCTCACCAATTTGATCTTCAAATTCCATTTCTTTGTAAACTCTAAATTGAGTTGTGAATTGTGTACCTGCCGCTGAATCACCAGAAACTGTTAATGTTAAACCTGAGTAACCATCTAATGATGCTGCTCCGATTGAACATGGTTGTTGTAAATCAACCTCTAAGTAGATTAAACCTGTAGCATCACATAAGTTATCATATGCTCCACCGTTTCCTAAAGGACTTGATGCGTAGAAGTTAGTTGTTGTTTGTGAACCGTATTGTACAATACCTTTACCATATTTTTGAGTTACAACTCTAAATAACAAGTCACCTGCACCCATTCCTGAGAATGATCCTGTGGATACTGCGTTAACTCTTAAATCAGAAAGGAATGCTTCGTTATCCATCTCTTGTCCATCAGGACCGATTAATTTACCTGCTCCTGCAGAAGAGAAACCTGACATAACGATTAATGCTTTTCTATAAACAGGACCTCCGTCAGCACCTGTAGCAACAACTGTACCACCTGTTAAAGTGTAAGCTGCTGGAACCATAACTCCACTTGACCATGCAACTGTAGTAGCATTTTTAGTGATTGCAGAAAACGTTCCTTTTGAATAATCAAAAAGTCCTGCTGGGTCTAATCCTGGTTCAGTACCTTCGTAAAATCTATCATAAAGGTTTTTATCGTTTGCTCCGTAACCTGCTTGAGATTGTGCTTGAGTTGGTCCACCATCAGCACCAATAGGACCGTAATGTGTTCCACCACCTGCAGCGTTTGTACCACCATTTTGGTAAGATTGAATTTTAGGTACAAAGTAGAACAATTTACCGATAGGTAAGTTCATTGCTTGTACAGAAACTAAATCGTTAGCCAATAATTTAGAGAATACACGTCTTACGATAGGAAATACTACAGTTTCGAAAGAACCTGAACTATCTGTTGACGATGCTTCGTTAATCAAATGTGACGCTTGGTTTTCATATAACTGCGCCATATTTTCTTTAATGTGACCTTTAAGTCCATCTAGGAATCCTAAACGATCCCATTTGTTAATTGTATCTTCTTTGATAACTTTAAGGTGTTTTAACCCGATGTTACCAACAAGACCTGATTCTAATAATGCTCCCATTTTTTTGGTTTTTTATTTTTTTTAGTTTATTTAATTTTTGTCATCAAATCCTTCATTCTCATGAATTGAGGATTCTCATACGTTTTACTTTCTATTAAATTAGTAGACGATCCATTCTGTGGTGTTTTTGACACTTTTCTCACTATAGATTCTGTAAACACACCTTTATCTGATGATGTACTGTCTATTTCTGTTTTAATAGTTTTATAAAGATTTTTAGATTCTTTTAATGACTCAATAGAATCAAATCTTCTTAAAATGTTTATTTTTTCTTGTTTTGTTGTTGTGTGTTCTGTGAATAATCTTGTAGAATAAGCCAAATTTGAATTAAATACCGCAACTTCATTTAATTTGTTTCTAAAGAAATCAAGAGCCTTTTTGTACTCTTCATTTTTTTCTCTTAATAAATTAAGTTCTTTAGTTACTCCTTCGTTAGTTGGTCTAACTCTCATTTTAGGTAAAGATTTTCTTTGAGGGTAATTTCTACTACCGTTTCCTAAAGTTCTTGCAGATTCTTTAGTTTCGCCAGATTCTTCTTTATCGTCATCTTCATCTACAAACGGATCGTAAGCCATGTCACCCATTTCTTCCCATTTATTCTCTTCTTCATAGTCACCCATTTCAGTGACACCTTTTCTAAGTTTTGAAGGGTACTTGAATTTCATTTTACCTACGTTACCTTTTGGTTTAAAAGATTCTTCCATTTCTAATTCATAAACGATTTCATCTTCATCTTCATCTTCGTCGTCCCACCCTTCAGCAGTAAACGCTCCAGACTCACCACTCGTATCTGTTGGATCAGCCGATTCGTCATATTTACCATACTCTCCGTCATCAAAACTCAACTCATACAAAACGTTTTCATTTGTTTGTGATATCATTGGCATTTCAGTGTTATCCATGCCGTCCATTTGAATAAGGTATTCAGAGTCTTTGTTACTGTCAGTTAGTCGGATATTACCCGCATCATCCTTTTTAACAATGATTCCGTCATTATCACCCATAGCCTTAAATACTTTTAATACGTCAGACATAGGTGCCTGTGTCATATCCAAAGGAGCCATAGCATCTTGATTATCATCCTCAACTCCTGTTACAGATGGAAATCCAGCCATAACATCTGTGTCGAATTCTGTTTCATCAAAGTCTTCTGTATCGTCGCCGTCTTCTGTATAGTCGTCTGTTTCATCTGTAACATCGACATCATCTTCTTCTTCTTGTTCGACTAATGACTTTTTTGATTTTTTTGAACCCCCTAAAGATTCCCTTACTAATTCACTGATTTCTTCCTTCATGGTTGAAGCAAGTATTCCTTTTGCGTTTTCATTGATAGCATCCTCTACCGCTCTCATTTGTAATAAAGCTTCCTCTACTATCGAATTATTTTTTTCCATACTCATAATAATAAGCAATGCATTTTGCGTTTATTTTTATTATAAATATGTAGTAGTTTGAAAAAAGTCTTTAATATTGACTTATGTTGTGATATTTTTAGTCATAAAAAAAGGGTGAACCTAAATTCACCCCCACTAATTAAAAAATTATTCAATTACCTCATCAATCTTACTTTCAACAATGGCGGTAATTCTCCAATCCATTGTATAAGTTTCGTAAGTTTTAGTCACCTTAGCTTCAACATCCGTCGGTGAAAACCCCTTAACTAATTTTTCCTCTTTAATTTTTTTTACTTTTCCTGTGTTTTCATCCACCATATCAGTGGTTACTCTTGCTACAAAATACTTTTCATCCATCTCTTAATAATTTTATTTACCTAAATAATCGGATAATCTATTCATTAAGTCAACAGATTTACTCATAGGATTAGATGTATTATCTATTTTTTCGTTCTCAGTTAATTTTTCTTCATACTTAGGTCTATCATCTTTATTTAAATAAAGATATGCTCCAGGAGTTGATGGAGAGGAAACCAAGTCAAAACAAATTAACTCAAAATCATCCTGTACTTCATTTTGTTCTCCCTTTTTAACCAATGAACCTACTCCACGAGAAGAGACTCCCATAGTAACCCCTTGTCTCATCATATTAGCCGCAACATCTCCCTTTGAGGAAACTATCCCTCTTTCGTGAAAACCTGGTGTGGTTAATAATTTTATTTTACCCATTAATACGTTATCTTCCCACCATACTTCTGTAATAATATGAGCAACCCTATCTAAATCAATAAGTGACGATTCTGGATGATTAAGTTCAGATATAGACATTCCTTTATTAATCATCTCTTTATATCTTTCAGCTTCTCTTTTTAAGATTTTCTCAGGATAAACTCTACCGTTCCTATTTGGTACTCCGTATTTTTGAAGTGTCGCATAAAATACAAATGGTTTTGAGTAATCTAATTGACCATAAGATTCCTTTATCACTTGACTGTTTCTATATTCATTTGGGTTAATGGTTCCAGCATCCCATTCAACAAGAAGTCCCTTACCCGTATCATTTGGTCCTAATATCTTCATAATCTTTTTTATGATAAATATTAAACAGTTATCGTTTCTTTCGTTTTTGTCTTACTTAATGTGAAATACTTTGAATTTTGTAAGTCGTCTTTATAGATTGCTTGTAATATTTTTTTAATTTTACTTCTTAAAATAAGAGATTTAAAATCTATTACTTGGTTGTGGATAAATAAGGTGATTTCAAGATTTAAAAAACTTTTTTTATTTTTTTGTATTCCGCTCGTTCTCAAATCTAAATCAACAATGTATTTTTTTTCAAAGGTGGTTGGTTCGGTAACCTCTAATAGTGTGTGTAATATTTGTCTTTTAAGTTCTCCTGTTATTTTATTCCAGTTATCCTGTTCTGTAATCGGCTCAACCCATGTTTGTAGAACAAGATAAATTGATTTTAAATTTTTTGAGTCCACTGTTCCGTAGTGACATTTTGCTTCATCAAATATACTTAATTTTGACGTTTTTCCTCTTTTCATTTTTCATGACTTACAAGTTTATTGTTTTAACAAGTATAATAAAACTTTTACGCTTGTCAAAAAATGAAAATTTTATGTATATTTATATTGTAAAAAGAAAAAAAATATGATAGTAGTTCCGGTTAAAAATGAAAAATCAATTGAGAAAGCGTTAAAGTCTTATAAGCTTAAGATATATAAAACAAAACAAATACAAAAATTACAAGAAAGAAAGGAATATAAAAAACCCTCAGTAGAACGAAGATCTCAAATTCAAAAAGCAATATTTAAACAGAAAAATTATTCTGCAGATTGATTATCTTCTTCTTTTTTATCGGTTTTCTTTTTTGAAAAGATGGCTTCAGTAGAAGTTAGACCCAAAGAACCAAAAGATAACAGAGCAATAACATCAATCAATGATTCGTTAGGTGTTAATTTTCCTGCAGAAAAAAGAGAGACAAATAATGCGATAACTAAAGATATTACACAAATAATACCAGTAAATCTTTTAGACGATAATGTTGTTGGACCGTCACCTAACAACGATTTAAAAAACTTTCTCATAACCCTGTATTTAATTTTCTTAATTTATACAAATTATAATGATCATATTTTGTACCATTAACCTTATTTATTGTGTTTTGTATGGTATTAGACAAATCACTATCTTTTGATTCGTTTAATGTTAGTTTTAATTTTGAATTAACGGATTCTTTTAAACTATTAATTTCTTTTTTTAATTCATCTTTATTTAAAGATGTAATCGTTTTTAATTCTTCTTTATCTGATTCGGTTAAATTTGAAAGTTGTTTAGAAAGTGTCTTATTCGCTATACTTACCATTGATCTTATTGGTAAATGTATACTTTCTTTAACATTAATTTTTTCTTCACTTATTAATGTTTTTTTTATGTTATTTTTAGATTCTAAAACGGATTCTAAATTTCTTATACTATTATTGTAAATCGCGTTATCAATATCAGAATATTCGTTTTGATTTGATTTAGTCCAAGAAGATATCCATGTATTTAAGTACCCAATGTTTTTTGTTTGACTTTCCATAAGGATTTGAGAATATTCTATAGATTCATTAACATAATCATTAACAATATCAGGGGAAACCCCTTTTTTGGTTGATAAGTCATCATAGATATTGTATAACTCACTAATGTCTTTGTTTTTTAAAACCAAGGTGTTAAATTCAAAAATAAATCTTTTAAATTCTGGTTTTTTAGCTAGTTCAGATGCCGTCTTTTCTATATTTGTTTTAATATTACCAAATGTATTCATAATTAGTTTTTATTATAAATATTACTTATTAATTAATTTTTTCAATCTGTCATCCATTTCGATTAAAGAATTTCTACCTTTAGATAAATTCATGTAATTTTTACCACTAAATAAGGTATCTTCTAATAACAAATCTAAATCGCTACTAACCAACCTTTCGGTTGTTGGTGCCTCTCCTCCTGATGGTGGTGGTGGGGATTCATCTCCTCCTGATGGTGGTGGTGCTGAACCTAAATCTCCACCGGCATCTCCACTGTCACCTGTGTCTGCCGATGCTCCTTTTTCACTTTCTTTTTTACCGTATAAACTATCGATGTTATCAAAAACACCTGTTCTTGTTATAACCTCAGCAGTTTTACCAAGTTCAGCAGAAACCGCTCTCTCAATTCTTTGTTGTTGTAAATCAAGTCTAATCTCCTCATCAGAAAATCCAAGTATATGTTTTTTAGCCCACGATGCTGATACAGGAGCAACACTATCTTGTATAGGTGCAACTGCATCTTTAAATAATGTTATTTTTTCTTTCCACAACTCAATAGATAATAAATCGGCTTGTTTAGATGGGTTATGTAACGATAGGGTAAAATTAGTTAACTCATCCTCAAACCCTAATAAAAATAAATGTACAATTGCGATTTTATTTAATTCCGCAATCATAGACTTTTGTACTCTATTTATTGTTCTTGCAAATCTAATATCAAGTAGAGATAGATTTTTACCGTCACCTACAGCTTCTTCAAACCCTAAATATGCTTTAGGTATTCTAAGTGCGGTAACTAATTTCTTTTGGATGTATTCAATATCTGCAATTTCAGATAGATTCGTACCTCCAGGTAACGTTTCTATAGGGTTAGTAGCCGAAGCATCCCTAACAGGAATAAAGTAGTCCTGATCAACCGCCATTTGGTTATACCTCATGTCAACATTACCTGTTTTGTTATCAACAACTTGATCTCTTTTAAATTTATTGGCAACTCTTTGTACGTATGGATCAACATCCTTATCATCCATATTACCAACAAACACTTTAAATACTCTTCTTTCAGGAGCTCTTGATACACGATAAATTAACATCGCATCTTCCGATAATAAAAGTTGTTTCCAAATACGACGAGATTTTTCTAACATTGAGGTACCATAAGGTAATTTTCTATCGTCACCTAATATTCTAAAGTGTCCGATTTCCCAAGTGTTAAACTCCATATTTTTTTCTTTCCACACAAACTTCAAAGAGTCGTTCTCCATATCTTGGGAATACTTATCAGGTTGAAACTTCATACCCTTTTCCAATCTTTCAATTTGTATATTAGGTAATTGTTGACAACCCACAATCCCTTTTTCTGGATCCAATTTTAAATAAATAAAATTATCCCCAAATTTACAGGTGTTTCTTGTCCACATTGGTAGATTCGTATTAATGTCCAATTTATTTGTAAATAAATCCGTTAATACTGATTTTATCCTGTTTGATTCTGAATAGACTTTTAATATATGTCCGTCTTGATCCGGTGTCGTTGATTCTTCAGCATATATATCTAAAGCCGCAGAAATTTCAGGAGTATACTCCATAGATTCATAATCATAATACGACGCCATTCTTGTTGGTTCATAGTAAACCGCTTGTTGGTATAGGTTACTTTCAACCTTTTGCCATTGTTTTCCAATGTATACCGTTTGTTGAGCTTGTAGTTTTTCCTTTTCAAACTCAGTCTTATCCGTAGTTTTTAATAGTTCTTTTTTGTCAAACTTAAAAACTGGGGATTGTTGGTCCATTGTTGCGTTAGGCCCAAAAGCCTTACTCAACCTCTGCCAAACTGTATATTTTTCTTGTGCCATAAATCTTTTTTTTAAAAATAGTATTCAATGGTATAAATTAAACCCTTCTACCCCCGAATAACCATAAATAGTTTTCATAATCACTTTTAGTTACCTGATTCCTCTCATACCCAAAATTACCGTTAGAACTTACAGGAATACCAGGATTAAAATTTTGTGAGGATTCTTTAAACATAGTTGTTTCTGTAGTCCATGAATCAATCATCGCCTTTGCTTGTTCCGCAGCCTTTTCTAATTGAGCAAAAGATGATTCTCCAACATAAAGAGCCATTGCCATCGCCATTATTAAGTCATCGTGTTGTCCTTTTTGATGATCAGGTCTACCACTGATATAAACAAACGTATTAAGTTCATTAAATAATCTTTGTGATCTTAACGCAAAATCAAATCGTAACGCTTCCTCAAATGCCTGTACAATTAAAACTCTTTTTGAGTTAAAGTTGATACCGGGAATTTTATCTTGTGATTTTGGATCCCACTTCCATTTGTCGGCAGGGTTAACCCCATCAATATATAAATTTTTATATCCAAGTTCTTGTAGTTTTCTTGATGTAGAAACACCCATACCACCAGTGATATCAATAACAATAAATGCGTTATACATTGTTGCCCATTTAAATGCGATTTCAGCAGCAATGTCAGGTGGAATCTTACCTAAGTATTCTAATACCTGTTCTCTTGCATCAAAATCAATAATACACATTGTGGTAAAATCTTCACTATCCCCTCTTGAAACGTCAACACCCATAATGTATCTATGTCCGGCAACCGGCTCCTTCCACTGCCAAAGAGCACCACCCATAAATTTATTTTCAGGTTCCTTGATGTGTTTTTCTTTTATTTTTTTCATGGTTTCAGAAGGGATAACACTATCTCCCGAACCTAAAAAGTTACACTCAAGCTCCTGTGATATTTTTCTTTTGTCAAATTTTAATTTTTTAGCCATAGCCTCAAACCAAGAACTGTACGGTTTGTACCCCTCATCCTCAATTTTTTTCTTAATCTCGTTAAAATCTCTATCAACAACTTTAGTATCAGTATAATTTAATATTATTTCACTATCATTGTAATCACCCCTATTCAACATATAATGAACAATATCGTCACATTTGATGAGTTTTAAATCTTTAGAATATCTAGGATCCCTAAACCAATACATCTCAGTAATTTTAAAGTCATTCATACCTTTAATTGACTGACTATAGATTGAATAATATATAGGATCAAACCCGTTTGGTGTTGAAATTACTATAACTTTACCTCCTGTAGATAGGGATGCCATACATGCTGACCAAAAGTCTTCATCGGCATTTATGTATGCTGCCTCATCAAATATTAATATTGTTGGTGTATACCCACGTAACGCATCCTTTGATGTTGCTACTGCCTTTACCTCACAACCGTTGGTTAATTTAAAATGTCTTTGTGAATTTTTCTCAACAGAGAACCCAACTCCTAACCACTTCGGCCACTGATCAACAAATGCTCGGACTTTATTCCCCATTTCCATGGCGGTATCCATTTTGTTTGCAATAATTAAGATTTTTTCAGGTTTTTCTTTACGTGCAAATACTAATCTTTTAGATGCCCATGCTGATGTTACAGTTGAGACACCCGCTTGTCGGTATTTTAATGCAATATTTTCTTCAGATGTGTCGTAATCTTTTACTAAGGTTACTTGATCGTTAAATAACTCTAACGGTACGTATTTAGATTGTGTATTATCATAAGTTTGTAAATATGTTTTTAACGCGTATGGAGTATCTCTAACACATTTAGCGTATTCTAATAATACTTGTTCTTTTGATAATGACATTCATTTTACTTTCTTTTGTTAATCATTCTAACTATATCTGACTTAGTCGTATGTGGAGGTATGTGTTTTTCTATTAGACGTAAAATACTTTCTTCTATTTTTTTAACATCATCCGTATCTTTAGATTTTACTTTTTTGTTAGGTAAATTTTTATGTTTTGTTGATGCAAAATCTTTCACATCTTTCTTTTTCATTTCTTTTGATACCTCACCAGCCTTTCCTTTTTTTGGTGTGTCTCCTTTTTGCATCCCCCTTACTAGCCCAAAAAATTCTTGTTGTTTTTTAGAAACTGCTTTCTCAGTCATCTCCATTTCACCAACAGTTGCGGTATCTGTTTTTGAATCAAAATTAATTTTATTTTTATCCGTTACAGATTTACTTGCATCTAAAAATTTATCTTTGTCCGTTGGATCAGCCAAATTAAATTGTTTTATAGTTTTAGTAGTCTCTTCTTTCGTTTCTTTTTTTGATTTTTTAACTCTTTCGTATAAAACATTCAACTGAGTATTATTTAATGACTCAAGAGTATTAATTGATATTCCTTCACTAAGAAGTCTCGCAATTTTAGGATTCATATGCTTCATCTTGAACTAAATTTTTTTCCCACTTTAATACGATGTCTCTTTCGTATAATTTATTTTCAACGTCTTCAACACTTTCTCCGTATTGAAAAACTAATCTTTTCTTTTTATTTACTAATATTTCATCGCTGTCAGAATTTTCCCAAGCCAATGAAATAACACCATCAATCGCATCATAGACACCAAAAAAATCGGAGTTCTGTATTAAATTTAAATCAATTTCAGAATTTTTTAAAACCCCTACTTTTTTTATGTAATGTATTTCTGGAGGTGAAGGTTTACCTGATGCAGGTTCAGCATCCCATTCATCACCCCAAACATCATCTAAGTCCGAAAATATAAATTCATATATATTATCACCCTTATAGTTTGGTCCTAATTCATTTACATATACTAAAATCATAAAACTCGCCCTCTTGGTGTCACTTTAACTTGTTTACCATTTACAGAAAAAATTAGATTTTCTTTATTTGTTTTTCCTATAAATTTAACGTCTTTGTTTTCCGACATTAATTTTTTTGATGATCTTTCTTGTTCTACAGATTCAGACAAAGTTTCAATCTCTTTATAACTCTTTATTTTTTTTATTTTTTCATTTAAAAAGTTTCTTTTTCTTTTTTCTTCTAATAAAGGTTTTTCAGTATTACTAATGTTAAAGTAACTCGCTAAAACCCTCTCAACCCTTGATTCTGTAAATGTTGGTGAAGGTATCTCCTCACCCATTGGCGGCATTCCTTCGTCACCCATTGGAGGCATTCCTTCGTCACCCATTCCGAAATCATCCTCTCCACTGATATCTAAATCCCCTTCTTCCCCCATTCCGTAGTCATCAAAAGATTCAAATTTATCTAATATATCTTCTTTATCATCTTCATCTAATTTGGATAAATCAATTGCCGAAATTATTGAGTTTACAACATATTTAATATCTTGAGAATCCAAACCTTTTTCTTTATCAAAAGATCTTATTTTTTGACTTAATCTTCCTGTTAATTTTTGTATGGTTTTTAAACCTACAGGTCCACCCATTTCGTCACCTTCGTCACCCATTGGTGGCATTCCTCCATCTCCCATTTCGTCACCCATTGGTGGCATTCCCATATCTCCTGCCGGTGGCATTCCTTCATCACCCATTGGTGGCATTCCCATATCTCCTGCCGGTGGCATTCCCATATCTCCTGCCGGTGGCATTCCCATATCTCCTGCCGGTGGCATTCCCATATCTCCTGCCGGTGGAGGTGGTGTTCCTAAATCAGGTGCAGGTGGAGGTGGTGGTGTTCCTAAATCAGGTGCAGGGGGAGTAATATCCCCACCTTTTGGTTTAGGTGTTTTTAAAATGAATTTTTTTTTTGGTTCTGACTGTTCACCAATCAGAGGAGTACTATGTACGTTACCCGTATTTCTGTTAACTTCAGATGCTACAATATTCAGTCTTTTCATCGCTTGTGAATAAGATGGGTAGTATCTTCTTTCAGATATGTCATTCATATACGATAGTTCGTCTGTGACAACACCATGCTTCAATATATATCCTTTAGTTTCTCTAACAATACCATAATAAAAACCATCTGAAAGTTTTATTATGTATTCTGAGGATTTACCCTCATTTATGTTTTCATTTCTTGGGGTGGTCTCTTTATATATAGAGATTTCAAGGATACGATTTATTTTATCCATTCCTTGTAATTTTTCACTACCTATTGGTTTTATATCTCCCATTTTTTATATTAATTTTAATTGTTTAATCCATTAAATCCACCAATAGTGACGGCATTACATTCGTTTATAGTCCCACCTGTAGTATTTGACCATACAGGTGTTGGGGTTCCGAATGTTACAATACTTCCTGTAGACGTACCGGAACTTGGCAAATAACCGGTTATAGTTGTTGTATAATAAGAAGTACAAGCAGATGTTGGCATAATATTTTTTTATATAAATATACGGTTATTTCGTAATTTATCGTTTATTCAAAATTTTCTTGTTCTAACGATAATTTTTTATCGGCAAAAGTATTTTTAAAGTTCTCTAATTTATTAATATACCCATTTCTTCTTAGGTATTTAAAAACTAAATTCTCATAAGAAAACTCACCTTCACTCTTAAGTCCACAAGTTCTATACTTTCTTAATTTATCTCTATATTTCTTAACAAGTTCAATAGCATCCTCAAGATCCTCATCTTCAGCATTTTCAATAACCCCGTCAATTACATCCATCCATTGAGATGCTTTATTTTCTAAAGTTTTTTTATCTATTGAAAAGTTTTCTTTTTTTGGTATTCTAATCCATTCATTATTTAAGATTGAGTATGATCCGACGCTTGACTCCTTTTCATTAATATCTTGAGCAAATACCTCCACTTCAAACCCTTTTATTATAATGTTGTGAGACGCATTAAAAACAGTTTTTTTTAACCTAAAAAGTTCGGAATATAAATCTTTTTCACCCCCCAAATCTTTAGGGTCGTATAGTATGTGTAAATCAAAATCAGAAAACTCACTCCAATTGTACCCGACTAAAGATCCGATTAAGATTATGTCATGTACAAAAAAATCAACATCTAAATACTCTATAAAAATTTGTGCAGTTTTTAATAGTCTTTTTCTAATTTCAGGATTTAAGATGTAATCATCATTTTTTAAATCCCAAACATCAGGATTTAATTCGTCTTGTAGGTATAAACTATTTATAATTTTTTCATTATTTGACATATAAATAAATACTACCAAAAATGATTATAACTTTTTATACTTAAATTTTTTTGATATTTCAGTATTAAAATATTTTCCTTGTGATTCTGAGATTCTGAATTTAGCGTACGCATTGTGTGGAACGTCCTCATACTCATACTTCATTCCGTTTTTAAATTCTGCTATCATTTTTTTAGTTTCACTATCGTATTCTGTTTTTACTAAATTACTTGATTCTATTTCACAGATAATTTTAGTACCTTCTATTGTTGTTCTTTTAATTGCCATAATTATTAATATAATGGGGTTATGTCATCTATGTGACGAAGTTTATCCATAATGTAATAATGAACGTCGTCCCCGTCAACACCAAAACCATAATCTCTAATTGTTCTATCAACTTCCTGAACCAATGGTTGGAATTTTAGGTGTAAAAACATTAAATCTTGCGGATAATATGGAGGTTTTTCAATATCCTTTTGTGTCCACCCCCTCTCTTTGGAATACTTCTCTAATTTTAAAATAGGTTTCTTCTAACTCTTTTGTTATTTCCAAAGTTTCCGCAAATTTTTTCCATGACTCCATAGTGATAAGTATTTTGTAGATTAAAATATTTGTATTATATTTGTAGTATACCTAAAAAAATATGAAAACAATTATAATTTTAATCTTATCATTATTGCCGTTAGTTGGTTTATCTCAAGATACATCCATAGTTTCCTACTTTAATGAAATAACTTCAGGATCAGAACATGGGTTCTCTAAAACTAAAATGAAGTTTGAAAAGGACGTATATATTATAATTCAAGGAAATTGTGATGAAGAACTAAGATTAGAAACAATTAAGGTTATTGATGAATTAAATGAATTAATCACTTCTATTAATTTTTACATTACAGACGATATTGGTATTGCTAATGTTAGACTTTATTTTGGTAGTCCGTCAGAATACGTAAAAATAAACCCTTTTTGTGTTAATCTTATTGATCGTAGTTGGGGGTTGGCATTTATGTTTCCTAAATATAACCAAATTGACATGTCTTTGGCGTTTGTTGATACAGAAAGAACAAGTAATAACTCACAAAGAAAACATATCTTAAGAGAGGAAATCACACAGTCATTGGGTTTTGGTAACGACTCTTACAGATATCCTGAAAGTATTTTTTATCAAGGTTGGACTGAAGTACACGAATACTCCGATATTGACAAGGAAGTAATTAAAATGTTATATAATTAAAAAGGGGGTATGTGCCCCCCTTTAATTTTACTTAGTCTTAACTTTATTTTTTAAATTTTCTTCAAATGCAATCATTTTTTGATACTGAGCTTTACATGCTGGGAAATTAGCTAAGTTTTTAACTTCTTCATATTTATTAGGGGTTTTTGCATTTACAGAAAATTCTTTACCATTAACTTCAGCAGCTATATTACCAACACCGTCATGACAACCACCCTTTTTGCTCCAACCATCCTTTAACGAGGGGTTCTTTAAAACACATTTAGCGTCTATTTGTAAATTTCCTTGGTATTTGTATAAACTTTCTTTATTCACAAATGATGTTGCGGTTATTTTATCAATCACAAATTCGTTAAACCTATGTTCACCTTCTTTTCTTGCATTATCAAAGTCTCCGTTATTGTTCAAAGTTGCATAGTCTTGTCCTGTCGTTCTTTTTAGTTTTACACCATTAACATAAATTTCATAAATAGCATAATTACATTTATGTCCTGTTCCTGTATAATTTACTTGGATTGTTGCATCTTTAAAACAATCTAAAATTTCTATTTGTGTTGTTGTTAAATTTGTTGGTGTTGATCCTGTGTCTGTTGGTGTTGATCCTGTAGTTACGGTATTTCCCGTTATAGATGATCCAGCGTTAACCCCACACAAGTCGATTTCACATTTAACTATTTGTCCCGGATTTGGATATTTAGCGGTATTTCTTTTAGCATCATTTAAACCGCCAGTATCTACAACCATTGATGTAACAGTTGGTGTAACGTTAGGTCCAAAATTAATTTTCATTGCGGGTAGTTGTTTTTGTAGTTCAGAGTATAGACTGTTGGCTCTTTGTCCTGCTAATGTTTTATTTTTAGCCGCATTTCCAGGGTAAACCTTTCCTGGTGTTGGTGTTGTTGGATTATAATTATTATCTACTTCAGGGGGAACTTCACCACCCGAAACGTTACTTGCCCCTCCTGTCAATTTAATCCCCCCAACATATAGTGTACCTGCAGCATATGATGATTTTAATAAAGGGTTTGAATTAATTTGTGCCATAAAATTATTAATGAACGAAGTAATATTTGCTGGATTTGAATTAACGTTAGCATCAAAACTACCAGTTACAACCACATTAATACAATCAGGACTTACCGCAGATTGTTTAACCCCGTCAGATGGTATCGCAGTTCCTGCCCCCGAACCTCCGCCGGCTAAGGCTCCTGATGCGTTTGCTCCTCCTCCTCCTTGATTTACACCTCCTCCTGTGCCTGTTGAACAACCGGCAGGTTCACCAAAGATTCTTGTACAAATAGCCTCAATTCCTTTTGGGTTTTTTTGCTGTTTCCATTGTGGGTTTGCCCCTTCTCTTTTAAATGCGTAATAATATATATTTCCTTCTTTTTTGTATTGGTAAGAGTCTCCTCCTGAACCTTGCTTAACCTGTTGTTCAGTAATTATTTTAGAAGATGGGTTACCATATAATGATAAGATATTTCTTTTTTCCTCTTCAGTTAGTATAAAATTTTGTTTCATATCGTTTTTTTTAATAAATACTATGACAGGACAAAAAAGAATTGATATATTAAAATCCGTCGGTTATATTTAAATAAAAAACACAATATGATAGAATCGGTGGATGGTAGCGAAAAACCAAAAAATAAAAATCAAGAAGGATCAACTAAAACTCCGGTATTAGATAATTTTTCAAGAGATTTAATAAAATTAGCGGAAGAAGGTAAATTAGATCCTGTTGTTGGAAGGGAAAATGAAATTAATAGGATAGCTCAAATTCTTTCAAGACGTAAAAAAAACAACCCCATTATTTTAGGAGAACCAGGTTGTGGTAAAACGGCAATTGTTGAGGGGTTAGCTAAAAAGATATTTGAGGGTGATTGTCCACAAAATTTATCAGGAAAAAGAATAGTTTCTTTAGATATGACATCTATTGTTGCGGGGACAAAATATCGTGGACAGTTTGAGGAAAGAATGAAAGTTATTATTGAAGAACTATATCTAAATCCTGATATTATTATTTTTATTGATGAAATACATACAATGATTGGTGCTGGTAATTCTTCAGGATCAATGGATGCGTCAAACATATTTAAACCCGCACTTTCTCGTGGTGAATTACAATGCATTGGAGCAACAACTTTAGAAGAGTACCGTAAAAATATTGAAAAGGATGGGGCACTTGAAAGAAGATTCCAAAAAGTTATGGTAGATCCATCAACAAAAGAAGAGACGTTAATAATCCTTCAAAATTCAAAAGAAAGATATGAGGATCACCATAAGGTAAAATATACCGATGAGATATTAGTTCTTTGTGTTGAACTTGCAGATAGATATATTACAGATAGGGAATTTCCTGATAAAGCGTTTGATATTATTGATGAGGTTGGTGCCAGATCACAAGTTGAAATAAAACTTCCTGAGATTATTGAAGACTTAAAAAGACAAGCGGAGGATATCAAAAAAGAAAAGGTTAGGGTTATTAATAGCCAAAGATATGAGGAGGCGGCAAATCTTAGAGATAAAGAAAGAAAAGTATTATCTGATTTACAAAAAGAAAAAGAAGATTTTGAAAAAAATAGAAACGTTAATAAACGTGAAGTAACTGAAGATATAGTTTATGATGTAGTTTCTTTAATGACTAAAATCCCAATTAGCAAAATTAATACGGATGAAACGGAACAACTAAGAACACTTAAAGAAACTTTATGTACTAAAGTTATTGGTCAAGATGATGCAGTTGCAAAAATTGCAAGATCAATACAAAGAAATAAAGTTGGTTTAAATGATCCTAAAAAACCAATATTCAGTGGGTTACTAATTGGTAATTCAGGAGTTGGTAAAACGGAACTTGCAAAACAACTTGCAAAACATATGTTTAACAGTGAGGACGCACTCATCAGGTTGGATATGAGTGAATTCTCAGATAAAATTGCAACATCAAAACTTACAGGGACATCTCCTGGATATGTTGGGTATGAAGATGGTTCACCATTTTTAAATAAAATTAAAAACAAACCATATTCAGTTATTCTTTTAGATGAGATTGAAAAGGCGCATCCTGAGATTTTTAACGTATTTTTACAAATGTTAGATGAAGGGTTTTTAACTGACGGACACGGAAGAAAAATTAACTTTAAAAACTGTGTAATACTAATGACATCAAATGTTGGGACAAGAGTAGTACAACAATTTGGTACAGGGGTAGGATTCTCAACAAGCTCAAAAATTGAACATAAAGAAGAAGAGGTTAAATCTGTGTTAGAAAAAGAATTGTTTAAAAAATTCGCTCCCGAATTTATTAACAGGTTTGATGAGATTATATACTTTAAAGATTTGAATGAAAGTGATTTATTAAAAATCGTTGACTTAGAATTGGATAAGGTATATGAAAGAGTAAGAGCAATTGAATTTGATGTTGAAGTTGATGATACACTTAAAAAACATTTAATATCCGTTGGTACCGATAATAGGTTTGGTGCTCGTATTCTAAAACGTACAGTCCAAAAGTGGGTTGATGACGCAATAACTGAAAAGATTTTATCTGATAATCCAGAAAAAAGAACAACATTTATTTTATCGTATAATGAAACGGATAAAAAAACGGATGTTAAGTTAAAAAAACCAACAAAGAAAAAAAGTAAGTAATAAAAAAATCCCCACCTAAAAGATGGGGATTTTATTTAATTTGTATTTTATAAAATTACATTCTTGTATCGGATTTTGCGTAACAAGTGGCAGTACAACAACCAATTATTCCGTCAACTTTACTACATTTTGAAGTTGATCCATCTGCGTATTCTGCATAATACTTACCCCTACGTATACAACCACTTTGGAATAATTTAACATTGTCAAGTTTAATATTTTTTGAGTGTTTACAAGCCTTTTTAGGTGTTGTTTTTTTAACGTCATTAGGTTTAGGTGCCGTTTTTTTACAGTCACCAGTTTTTGTTGTGATTGTAATTTTTGTTGACGCTAAAACTCTATTATTATATTCATATGAATTAATTGTATGACAGTATCCTTCAGATGCGTCTTCTTGAACTTGATCAATAAATTGTGATGGTGTCATTTTTTGCCCATTAAAGAAAATAAACAGTTTTCCTGTACCTTTTCCTAAGTTTGTATTACGAAGTGCTTCAGGACCTTTAGCGTATTTATCATCCTCTAACTGGTGTTGTAATTCATCAGCAATATTTTCTTTCATGGGATTCTCTAAAAATGGTTCAATCCCTGGATCACCACCTTCTTGAAATCTATGGTATTGAGTTTCGTCATCTTTCGCTTCTTTTAAAACTCGTTTAACAATACGAGCAAGATCTGATTCAGTTAATCTTATAATTTTTTTCATATTAATATTTTATTTATAAATATGTTAATAATTAGAAAAAGTTTATTATCTTTGTAAAAAAGAGACACAATGTTCAATTTAGAAAAATTTAAAGAATTATTATCAGTACCATCAAAAACGTATCAAGAAGAGGATATGGTGGAATATATTTGTTCTGAATTGGACAACATTGAAGGGGTTACGTATTACAGAGACGAAATGATGAATGTATATGCAACAAAAGGAGAACTTTCAGAAGGAGAGTCTTACCCAATGTTTATTGCTCATACTGATACCGTTCATATGAAAATTGATAAAATTGTTGTCAAAGAAGAAAAACTTGTTCGTCCAAATACGTTCGGCAAAACATTTGATAATAATGAGGTTGATTGTTTGAAAGCGTATGACGAGAACGATAACCCAACAGGTATTGGTGGAGATGATAAATGTGGAATCTTTATTTGTTTAGAATTACTTAAACAATTAGACAAAGTAAAAATTGGGTTATTTGTTTCTGAAGAAACGGGATGTCACGGATCTTCAAAATGTGATGAGAACTTTTTGAAAGATGTTGGGTATATCACACAATATGATGCTCCAGGTAACCATCTAATCTCCGAGATTTGCTCGGGAGTTCGTTTGTTTGATCGTGACAGTGAGTTTTTTGAAAAGTCATTAAAGGTAATTGAGGAGTCGTTTGGAAATGAGATGATGGTTCAATCACACCCATATACTGATGTTTCGCAATTGAAGAAGAAATCTGACGTATCCTGTATCAATATGTCTTGTGGTTACTATAACATGCACTCAAGTCAAGAATTCATTTCAATTGATGATGTTAAAAACGCAATTGAGGCTGGAAAAAATATGGTTAAAGAACTTGGGTATAAAAAATACGAGTTTGTTTATAAACCGATTGTTTACACATCACAAACCGTTATGAATTCTTTAATTGATTTTGATGATGATGATTTGGATAATTACTCAGAAGAAGATATTCACCAATTGGAAAGTGTTGATGTAATTGAAGAAAAAGACGGTGTTACAATTTCAGAAATATATGATGGTACATCAGTTTTTATTACTGATGATGATTTACCTTATCTTTTTGAAATCTTAAAGAATCGTCTTTTGAAGAAATTTTAAATAGTGTTCTCTAAATTCCTCAGCACCATACATACTTTCATTATTAAGTAGGTTAATTATATCGTCTATAGTTGACCTACCTTTTTTTGCTGCCCAATTATTACCTTGGGTAACACTAAAATCTATTTTTAAAGTTTCTGGATCAATGTTATTAATTTTAACTTGGACTTTTTGATTTTTTGCTTTAATCCACGTATCTACACCACCAATTCTTGAAACTTTATCAATTACTTTAAGGTATTCTTTATTATATAAATCACTATCTTCAAGTTTTTCTTCAAGTTTATTAAAAACTCTATCCAATTCACGAACGTAAGTTCTATTAAACTCGTCTTGATCCCAACAATAATGTTGAATTTCGTAAGACTCAGGAAGATGACTAACGTTAGAATTTTTTATTCCTTCAAATAATAAATCTAAAAGTTTATCGTTTTCAGTACCAAAACGAGCAAATAATAAAATTGCAGAACCCCAATCCATTTCATATTTCCAAAAACAGTGTCTTTCAGAATAATTTTCTATACCGACATCAGTTAAACAATTACAGTGGTTGTCTTTAATATATTTAGGAACAGAATCCCTTACCGCAGCCACTTGTGCATCAATATATGCTTCTGAGACTTCATCATCAACCCCTAAAGTTCCTAAAAAATTGGTGATTGCTAATTCACCAGAACTATCAGTAATACTATATATTCCTTCTTTTTCTTCTATGTATTTACCAATATGTGGGACAACATAATTGAATATCTCCTTTAATTTTTTTAAACTCTCACTTTTAATTGCAGAAACTATATATCCCTCTTTCCAATCATCATATGCTCTATTATAAAACTCGTCATACCAATCATAATTTCCCCCATACATCCACTCATAAGTACTAGCATCATATTCTCCATCATCATAATAATCAGGAAAAAAGAACTGTAAAAAATCTTTTAACCCATCAAAATTAAATAATATCCCGTCATAAGTTATATCTATGTGATCTGAAAAATCTTCACCCTCTGAGTTATAAAACTCAACATCGGAAGGACTTATTCGTCTTTTATTAAGCGCAAGGATTTTTTGAAAATCATTTAATTCAACTTCCTCTTCTTGTTCGTATAGAAATCTTTTTTTAAACATATTCATATAAATATATTGAATAATCAAAACAAATATATTATCTTTGTATTTATAGAAACGAAAGTTCTTTGAATTATGGGGGTGTTTATGGATTTGACAGGTATTGGCTGAGGAATAAGGGCACGTAGAGACTGAATTAATCTCTTTAAAAACTGATTCACACTTATATACGGCAACGTACTAGATAACCTTTCAGTGGTTGGTTTAATTGCAACTGAGCAAGTTACTGTAGCTTAAGTTAAGCACGGAAACGGGGGTCGGTGGACATATAACCTAGCAACAGAAGTCCTTTAAGGTGGAATACGACTGAACCCGAAATCGAGTCGTTTATTGGTTGTTGGTTTACGATAATGAAGAACAAACTAATCTTGTTTTCAGTCAAGTTAAAAATTGAATATTTTGGGACATTAGAAAATGTCAACCTAAACGTGTAGTCCTTATCTGACAGGATATTATGGACCGGAGTTCGAGCCTCCGCACCTCCACCAATTAAAAAACCCACTCTTTTGAAGTGGGTTTTTCTTTTTATTATTATTTTTATTATCTTCTTCTATTTTTTCTATTGTAAACCTCAATTAAGTGGTTTTTTGTGTTCTTTTTAATTAAACTTTCTGAAACAGCGTTTGATACACCACCAATTTTTTTAGTTACCAACCCAACCAATAAATTAACACCACCAGATAATGCCTTTTTACCTAAATCAGCAGCGGTTTTATTCAGTAATGTTTTAATTGCAGGTTCAAATTTTGCAAGTATTTGTTGAATATCACCTCTCCCCGAACCTTTTAATTCTGATTTACAATGAACAAGATTTTTTTTATTATCGGCACCCATTTTTTCAAATGCATTGTTTCGTATTTCTTCAGCTTTCTCTACTGATTCTGCAGAATTAATCTCTTGGTTGGTTAAATCTAATATTTTTTTAGCCGCCTGATCTAATAAACCTTTGATTTTTGGGCAGTAATTAAAAAAAGTCTCAACTTGTTTCTCTTCTGTGGTTTGTGTTGTTGTATTTTGTTGTGGTGATGCTTGTTTATCTGGCGATGCTGAAATAACACTACTTAATTCAGGAACATCTTTAATTGGTTTCCAATCAGAATAACCGGTTTTCCAAACTTTGTCCTCCCCAGATAAATTCATACTTTTCATCTGTGTTGGGGTATATTGTTTTTGATCACTATCTTTCCCCCCAATACTTACGTAGTAGCTAGCTTCGGGAGTACTTGATACTGGTGGTGGGGTTCCGGGTTTTACAGGTGGCGGACCACCCGTTTCATTTTGCTCCATTAATGCTTTTTTAATTAATCTTTCTAAGTACAATTTATTTTTCATCATTATAATATTTTTAATATAAATATATCATTTTTTAAAAAAATACATTTATGTCTTTGAATTTACAGGTGGGGGAGTTGAATTTACAGGTGGGGGAGTTGAATTTACAGGTGGGGGAGTTTCAGTTTTTTCTTCATTTTCCGCATTTGTTATTTCTGTCTCTAATTTTGAAGATAAATCAGTAGTCACCATACTCACACCACTTCCAGCTTCACCCAACCAATCAGCCTTTATCTTTTTCTTCGCCCATTCCATTGTACTCTTTAACCAACTATCTAAATTTGAGATTTGTTTTAAAAGTGGTTTTATTAGTGCCCTCACAGTTTTATTTTTAGAAATCACTTTAACGACATCATCAATGTTGTTTGCTACCATATTTTTTAATGCAGATAATTTATTACCTACCCAACCACCACTGGCAATTGATATTACATCTATAATTAAGTTAAACCAATTACCTGTACCCTTTATTAAATTCCATACATCATAAAGAGTAATAATACCCCAAGCTGCGGTAACACCAATAGCCCCCACCCCTGTTGATGTAAGAAATTTTTGTATTAATTGTCCTCCAGAACTTTGTAGTACGTTTCTCATCCCTTCAAAAAACGCCGACCATTTAAATTGTTTAATCCAATTTAAAAATTTATTACCTTCAGCCGGTTTTGCCCCTTCCTTCTCTTCTTTTTTTTCTTTTAGTTTAAATCCAAAATATTTAGCGGCAGCGGTAGCACCACTCATCAATAATCCAGATTCTTTAAGATTATCCCAACCCCTTTCAAGTGCGTTTCTATAAAATGGTTGATTTTTTATTATAATTGTTTTACACTTTTCTATTAGTTTTTCTGTAGTTTCGTTGGGGTTTGGTGGAGTCATCCCACATTGGGTCCAGAACTCGTTAGCATCATTATCTGACGCAATCTCAGCATCCAATTCGACTGTTTCAGGTGTTTGTTGTCCAAAATCAATTTGTTCTATAGGATTTACAACTTCACCAGCTTCTTTAATTAGTCCAAGATTACTTACCCTACTTTCAATTAAGGTAAATGAGTTTTTTATTTTGTTTTTTACAGTTTGTTCATTAATATGAACATTACCTTTTTTTACCTCAAATAGATTGTTACTTATTTTTAATTTGTTATTTATCTCATTTATATAGTTCTCAACAAATAATAATTTTTCTTTATCTGATTGTTGTGATGAGTTAACATAGGAAAATAAGACTTTTTTAATAAAACTAATTTCTTCAATAATACTATTATTGGTTTTAGTTCTACTAATCTCATTATTTAGTTCTTTAATTTGTTTTTCTGTAAGAATTATTTTCATAAAAAATTTTGTGTCATTAATAAATATATCTATATTTGTATATATGCAAACATTCCTTCCTTATTCCGATTTTAGAAAATCATTAGAGTCTCTTGATAACAAACGTTTAGGTAAACAACGTGTCGAAGCTTACCAAATTATCTCAGCAATCACAGGTAGACCAAAAAAGAATGGACAACCGTATAAAGGTTGGACATCTCACCCTTGTTCTGTGATGTGGAGAGACTACGTAAACGCTCTTAAACAATATTATAACGATTGTATTGACGTGTGGAAAGATCGTGGATTTAAGAACACAATGGAGTATGAAACAATTGAAGGTGAGTTTGTTTTACCTCATTGGTTGGGTAACGAAGAGTTCCATTCGTCTCACAGATCAAACCTTTTACGTAAAGATTTTGAATGTTATACAAAACAGGGGTGGACTGATAATCCTGAAGACCCATACGTGTGGATGGATGGTGATGGGTTGTGGTATAAACAAATTGTGGGAACTAAAGAAAGAATTTATTTTACACCTTCTACCTACAACAGAATTCTGAATCCACAAATGAGTCTATAACGTTAATATATAATCTATCTCTCAGAGGTAAAATAATTAACCCTTGAGAAGTTGTTATATTAAACTCACCCTCGAATCTACCTACCTTTGAGGTGTTTCGTTTGGTTAATTGGTAGTAAACAGATTCGTTTTCAACTGAGTATGTACAAACCCCATTTGTTACTTTATAAAATCCCGTATCAACATCTCTCATAGAAAATGTAATAGTCGCTCCACTTAGATTTAATTTATGGTTATAATCTAATCTACCATCTTTAATGATGTCAACTTCTAATATGGGTAAGGTTGCCTTTTTTCTTATAAAAAATTCCATATTTATAAATACCTGTATAAAAGAAAAGGTATCCTTTCGGATACCTTTCTTAGATTTTAGAACACCTCCCTTACTTTAAGGTTTATGAAAAAAGAGAACTACCTCTTGATTCCTAAATAAAGCCGTTTTTTTAATCTTCTCCACCAACGGCGTCTTGGACTTTACTGTCCATTTCGGTGGAAATCGCGTCAATTGCCGTTTGTACTAACTTAGCAACTTCAGTTTTAAATTTGTTAGGGTCAACACTTGCAACCATAGATCCAAATATTCCACCTTCTCCAAATTGATTTTTATAATCTTCTAACGCTTTTTTTGAAATAATCTCACTTAATTCGTCAGATCGGTTCTCTTTAAATGCTCTCTCGATAACTTGTGGATCCAATTCATTAAATGCCGTTAAAATCATTTCATGTTCTTGTTGTTTATCCTTAACTGTATCTGCAATTTTTTGTCCTAATTGATTTTTTACATCACTAATAAAATCCTTTCCAGAATCTTTCATAGTATTCATAATTTCTAAAAAGTTTTCTTTAACTAATTTTCTATCATAACCCTTTGAAATTAATTCTCTACTTTCACTTAAAAGATTTGTTTTTAAATATCTTCTATTAGATGATTCCAAAACAAATTGAAGTCTTTTTTTAATAATATTTGATTCTTTATTTAATAATGATTTTTTTTCTGTCTGCTCAGAGATTACTTTTCTTATTGTTTGTCCTATATTCATATCTCTATTTTCCTTATAAATATCTCTTTGTTGTTGAAGTGTAAACCTAAGTTCAAAAATATCTAAGTATGGTGGTACGTTAGTTAATTTATTGATTAGTTTTTTCATATTTTCTGAGTAACTATCTTTGTATCGCATAAAACACCACTGTACTTGATTTCTGTTCTCATCTATCACATCATTACCACCTAACTCAGATATGGTGGTTTCTTTTCTTATAATGGATACTAAATCTCTATGATAACTTTTAGTTAGTCTTCTACACTCACCAATTTTAATTTCTTTTGGTGGTTTTGGTACTTTAACTTTTGGTACCTTAATTGGTACCAAGTTCCACGAATAAGTCTCCTCTTTCCCATATTTAATGGCTCCATATCCTGACATTGGTTTATACCCATCTTTTCTAAGATCAAAAAAAAGTCTTACTTTTTTAACAGGATCGTTTTCATCGTTAAATAATTCAAAATTACCTGTGGTAATATTTAAATTAGTTTCACCATTTTGGTTTGTTTCTAAAGATTGGAAAAGTACTTGTCTATCTTTATCTTTATAAACGTCTATTTTAACATTTGGTAATATCTTATCGTTAGTATCAAATGTTGATAATTTAGCAGATATTTTAGGAGTTAAAAGTTCAGTTTTAAATACGTTACTATTTAAATGTTTTGAATATTTTGTTGGTATTCCTGTTTCACTATCTGTCGGTGTAACGGTAATGTTACCCTCTTCTTTTGAAACTACAGTGCTATATGATCCATTATTTAAACAGAAATTTATTTTTTGTTTAGTTTCAATATATCCTTTTATGTTAGTAACAACGATTAACTCTTTTTGTTCTTCACACGACTTACCCGGGCTATAAAAATACCCGCGTTCTTTATTTTCTGGATACGTAATTGTTTCACCTTTTTTAACTTGGTAATCAAAAGAATTAAACATTAATGTACTTCTACCTGTTTCAGAGGTGTAAGTACCTATAAGTTTCTTTTTGTTATTGTATAAAGAATAGGATACATTAGGTATGTCTTTACCGTCCGCACCAATAAATATAAAATCTAAAACAGTTAATTTAGTGACTGTTGTGTTAATCTCTTGAAAATCAGTAACTTTAGAGGATAATAAAATTTTAAAATCTAAAATGTCCTTATCGACTAAATTTATACTATTACTCATAGTAACATATCCTTTGGATTTTGCATCTCCAGATACCACATACTCACCCGAACTTAAACCATCAAATTTAAAATTACCATCCTCATCGGTTTTTGCCAAACCCTTTGTTGCGTTTGACAAAGTTAGTGTGACTTTAGCGTCAAAAATTGGTTCATTACTATTGAGGTCTAAAACTTTACCTCCAATAGATAATCCGGTAGCCTCTTTTAATACTTTATGAAGGTTTAAAATTTTTTCCCTTTCAGATTCCGATATGTTAATTTTTTTAATCATCAAATCTAGATTGTCTATATTTTTTTAATTCGATATTACCGAACTTATCTTCACATTTTTTAACAAAATGATCCAAAACCTTTTGTTGACGTTCAACCAACCCCGTTTTGTCTTTAATCTCAACTAATGATTTACAAAAACCTTTTTTAAGTCTAATTGACGCTGACTCCCTAACCAAAGATTTAAAAAACTCATCAGAAGGTTTTAATTTATATATTTTAATTTTATCATTAAAAACCGTATTAATTTCACTAATTTCATAAAACTGAGTGAACGCAAAGAATGGTTCTTCGGTTGTCCAACCCTTAGATAACTTTTCTTTTATCTTATCTTTTACTTGTTTAGGTAATTCATCAATACCATCGTTTTCATTATTTTTTAGTCTTTGTAGTGCGGTTACTTCTTTTTTTTTTAAGTCGTCCTCTGTTCTTGAGTCAACTTCCTTTTCTTTTGGTTGGGGTTCATTTTTTTCTAAATCCATATTAACCAATTGATTAGGGGTGTAATCACCTTTAACTAAAAACCAGTTCCCATTTGCAGGTCTAGCAACTGACCATATTTCCATTTCACCTCTAGACTCTCTAATTTGTTGTAATATTATTACCAACCCTTTTGGTTTAAAGTTTTCTTGTAGATGAGCTAAATCTTTTGTAAACATAATTTTAACAACATCTTCGTGAGTATCAATTACCGCCCTCACAAAAGAATCGTCCTCATCATATTTTTTTCTATAATGATTAACTCTATCCATAACATCTTCCATGTTAATTTTTACTTCTTTATACTGTCCTGGATTTTTTTCATCCATAGATTTAAAAGTAAAGGTGTCCTTCCAATGCTTGAAGTTGTCATCGCCAAATTTTTTTCCTGAGTCTTCCATTATCATTCTTCTTATTTTTCTTATTATTGATTCTTTAACTGGATCTTTAGATAATTTTTG